CGAGTACATTGTTTCTTCATTTGAAAACAAAACGGGTTCTCTTTACGAAAGTGTTACCGCAAGAAAGTTTGATCACTTTAAAACTGAGCATTCCTATAAAACGGTACTTAATATTATTAACAATCGTGTTTTCAAACAAGTCTGCATTCTTCTTAAAGATTCTGGCAACGATGAATTGGTAAAAGAACTTTTCAAGATTCGTAGAATCATATCTATCAATCGTGATGCTTCCAAGAATATATCTGAAGAAGATAATGGATTCGCAAATGACTTTTCAAACTTTGCAAGGTATGCTCGTAAATTCAATGATAATAGTCTTACTTCATACTTTGCTTGTAAGGTATCATACGAACTCAAGAGCATCTATAAGATGCTCTCCAAAGATTATCCTATGGTAAGATATATGGGAAATGCTTTAGACGGTTCTGGTAACTATGCCAATGCAATGAATAATCTCGTAGAATACATGGAATTAGTAAATTCCACAAAAAAATAAAATCAATGAATACTAACAAGTCTAAGGAAAGTTTTTTTTGATTCCGAATGGAATTAAAAAAAAGTTGACGAGAGACGTTTTATGAAGTATTATTATAATATTAAATTTAATCACAATCAAATATATATAAACTATGAAAGCATCACAACATTGGAAGCATCGTCTTAAGAAAAAGTTTGGAATGGGCAAGCAAGCAAAATTAGCAAAAAAGTACAAGTATGTACAAATAGAAGAAACTAGAGATAAAAATAGGGATAACACACAATGAGTAAAAAAGGAAAATCCGAAAATCAACTACCTTCTAAAGAAAAGCATCCAAAATTGTATGCTGTCGTAAAAAAATCCGGTCGAAGTTCCGGTCCTTTGGTAAAAGGAATTTATGGCACGATGGTTACTCCTAAAATTAATCGTTCTCAAATCGCAAATAAAAACAAAGCAAGAAAAAAACACGGCCTTGCTCCTCTTGGAGAAGATGGTCAACCACAATCTTAAAAGGAATTAATTATGCAAAGTATCATCACCGACTCAACTATCACTTTAATTGCCAAAACGGGTCCATCCGTTATCGGTAAAACTCATCCTAATTTCTATAAAATCAAAAAAGCATTGCTTCAAAAAAATTTCCTCGAAGTTGAAAATATGCTTGATGTCAAAAATGGATACAAAGAATTTTCTAATGGCCGCATTGCCGTTGACGGAGATAATCTTATTTATGACGGAGCAATCATTCACAATGTTCTTACACAACGCATTGTAGAAATGATTCATAACGGAGACGAAGCAACTCCTATGTTGAACTTCCTCGTTAATCTTATGGATAATCCCTCTGAAGGTAGCATAGACCAACTTTATACCTTCTTGGAGCATGAGAACCTTCCTATCACCGAAGATGGATGTTTTCTTGCTTACAAGGCAATTAATCGTGATTATACCGACAAGTATACCGGAAAAATTTCCAATAAGGTCGGTGAAAAGGTCAAGATGCCTTATGAAGAAGTAACTGCTGACCCTAAACTTCATTGTTCAAGTGGACTTCATTGTGGTAGCATTGAGTATGTTCGTTGTTACGGAAACTTTAAAACCGATGAAAATGGAGAACACATCGGTGATCGTCTTGTTACCGTTAAAGTTAATCCTAATGCGGTAGTTAGTGTACCGGAAGATAGTGATCGTCAAAAGGTTCGGGTATATCGTTATGTTGTCCACGAAGAAATTGAAAATCCTTATGATTTAGTTCCTAAGTATGAAGCACCTGTGTATTATGATGACGAGGGTAATGTATATGATGAAGATTATGATGATTATGAATCTTACGATGATGAATATAGTTGGGATACTCACGGAGAATGTGAAGACGAAGAAGGTCATGATGATTCAAATCTTTATTCGGAGAGTGGAGCAGAATGCACACCGGGTGAATATGATACCACTGCGGACTCGGATGACTTATTAAATGAACCTGGCAATCCCATAGATGGTCTTATTGACTTTGATGATGTTAATCGTAAAGAATCAATTATTGCGGGATGCATTCGTCAAAGCACCGATAACCCTCTGAAAAAAAATTCTTTCGAGTCATCGGATGGACACGTTGAACGACGTGACCCTTACGATTCTGAAGGTAATATTGATGTAGATATGATTAATGCCATGTACAATAACACGGATTATGCAACCGGGCAGCCTTCCGAAAAAAATTCGTTCGACTCCGTCGAAAAGACAAATGAATCGGATAATAGTTTTACAATGTCGTGGGATGGTACTGGTATCAAATGGGATATTAAGTCTAAAATAAAAGACCATAATTGGAATGACGATAGTGTATGGTCTAATGTACGTCGTGAATGGAATGAATGGAGAGAAACACATTCATATGAACCCAAAAACTACGATCACCTACATCCCGATGCCGCCGAGATAGTAAAACGATATGAAGATTGGTATGGCATAGGTATAGAATGGAACGGAATGATTGACACTGTCATTTATGATGATTTACGTCATGCGTTGTATTCTGCTGGATTTGATGCGAATTGTCGTAGACTTGAAGACCCAAAACAAACGAATTTTATGGAAGATATATTCCAAGACACTGCTTCTTATGTGGCAAAGAATGCTGAAAAAAATTCCTTCGACGTTGTCGAAAAACACTATAATGATGAAAGTGTTGTAGAAGTTGAAAAACCAAACAACATTATTCTTCCTGACAATAACTAAAAATATATGTATATATGAGCAAAAAAGAAATGTCGCAAGAATCCACGAAGCAACAGCCCGAAGTGTTCGTTGTAACCCGTGACAAACGCAGAACTTCCGATAGGAACTTCACCAACGAAGAAGATGCCAAACGAGAAGCACAATACTGGATTGGGATTTGTAAGAACTATGATCCTTCATCCAAGGTTTCCATCGTCAAAACCAATAAACCCAAGAGGATACGATAATAATGAATTGGGAATATTACAATAGTGACGATAATCCTCCGCCAAAGAAGGTCAAATCTACTCGCAAAAAGGTTGTCAAAAAGAATGATTCTAGTGGAGCAATGGAAACGGTTGATGGTGACGATAACATCATTTACTTTTATGCTGGAGTTACTGGTAAAGAAAACTTTAAGTTGAATCATAAGATTTCTCATCTTGATAGAGAAATGCAAATGGTTGCGGTTAAGTTGGGTATGGAAATTCCTCCACCTATTCATCTTCATATCAATAGTTACGGTGGTAGTGTATTCGCTGCGTTTGGTAGTATTGATTATATTATGAGTTCCAAAACCCCTGTATATACATATATTGATGCATGTGCCGCTAGTGCAGGAACCATTATGAGTGTATGTGGTAATCGTAGATATATAGGAGAACACGCATATATGCTCGTTCACCAACTTAGTTCTACTCATTGGGGAAAATATCAGGAACTAAAAGACGATATGGAAAACAGTGATAACCTTATGGCACGAATCAAGGAAATCTATCAACAAAAGACCAAAATTCCAAAGACTAAAATGGATGAGATCCTTAAACATGATTTATGGTGGGATGCTAAAACTTGCCTGAGATATGGTTTGGTTGATGATATTAAAACTTCTTAATAATTAAGAATGTCACGTAAAAATAATTCTGATATACTTGAGTTTGAAGGAGAAGTCAAAAAACTTCTTCCTGGTACGATGTTTGAAGTTGAACTCGAAAATAATGGTTCAAAAGCAACTATTCTTTGTATACTTGCTGGTAAGTTAAAGCAACACTTTATCAAGTTGACAGTGGGAGACCGAGTAACTGTTGAAGTTAGCAAATACGATATGGCAAAAGGAAGAATTACTTACCGTCTCAAGAATAAAAAATCTTATACACCCAATTCTGCTCAACCAATCAAGAGCAAAGGACCGAATCGTAGAAAGTAAAGTCTCAACAAGACTTTCTGTATAATTCTAAAATACTTTTCTGTTCTGGTGTAAGTCTTGCTGGGAATTCGGCACTTACCACAACATACAAATCACCCATATGCCCACTTCGCATATTAGGTACTCCGTGTTCAGTTACCTTTAATACTGCTTCGTGTTTAGTTAAAGACGGAACAGATACATTAACAGTGCCATGTGGAGTAGGTATTTTCTTTTTAGTTCCAAGTATCATATCTTGAAAAGGAATCTTTTCCTTGCAAATTAAATCATCACCATCACGATCAAAATACGAATCTTTTTTAACATTTACTATTACATATAAATCACCTGCTTGGGCATCTTTGGATTCATGTCCACCACCAGATACTCGTAATTTTGTTCCTGTATATGAACCTTTTGGTATTTTGACTTTAATATCTGTTTTAATTGGTGTGACTCCGTGACCATTACATGAATTGCACGGGTCAGTCATGCTATCACCTGTTCCTCCACATGATGGACAAGTTTGTTGAACTTGCATAATTCCAAGTTGTCGGTACACAACTCCTTGGCCACGACACTGAACGCATGGTTCAATTTTTGTATTAGTCGACTTTCCTGTGCCACGACACTTCATGCATTTTTCGTTTTTTTCATATCGAAGTTCACGTTCAACTCCTGTTATTATTTCATTTAAAGTTACTTCCAAGTCTATTCGTAAACTTGCACCAGATTTTGGCTGAGAGCGACGATTTTCTTGATTAAACATATCCGAAAAACGACCACCATTGCCTCCACCAAAAAAACTATTAAACATATCAAACGGATCAGAATGAAAACCACCTCCCCTCGGTTGTCCTGATGTCTGTTCAAAAACTGCATGACCAAACTGGTCATATTGTTGTCTTTTCTGTGGATTTGACAATATGTCGTATGCTTCTGAAATTTGTTTGAACTTTTCTTCTGCCTCGGGATTATCTTTATTTTTATCTGGATGCCATTTTATTGCTAACTTACGATATGCTTTTTTGAGCTCGTCTTCAGTTGCAGTTTTTGATACTCCGAGTAAATTATAGTAGTCCTCTTTCATTTTATATATAAATATGAAATTGTATAGATTATCCCAAATACTATATACACCCAAATAATTATCATCAAGTAAAAAGGTAAACTTATCAAGTTAAATTGTTGATGATTTATTGGATGAAGGTAGTTATTCATTGCATTATTTGTGTATATTGATATATTTATATACATGATTAAAACACTTCTCGCAAAGTTATTTCGCAAAAAGTTGTACAAAGCAGAAGTATTGTTGGTAGAGGATGACTTTATTGCTGAGTATCACAATGACAAACTTGGAAACTGCCTTGCGTGGACATTAAACGGATTACAAGAAGCACATAATAGCAACACTGATAGTAAAATGTCACATACAAAGGGTGTATATGGACGTATAATGCCTTTAAAAGTTATAAATGTAACTCAATCCTCAATCGGTATAATGTCATATAAGAAGCCGTGTTCTGAGGACTATTTATTTATGACTGATACAATGATTCATGTACCAGAGTCGGTTTTAAAGATTGCAAGAAAAGAAGAACCTGACTTAAATTTTAAATAATTCCATGTGCAATAGCTGCATTTGCTACTCGTAAAAAACCACCTGCATTTGCACCCAAGGTATAATCACCTTCTGCTCCGTATTTTCGTGCGTGTTTCAAGCATAAATTGTGTATTTGTTTCATGATTGCTCTTAGTTTATTATCAACTTGAGGGAATGACCACTTATCCCATCCTGCGTTCTGACGCATCTCTAGTGCTGATACTGCTACTCCACCTGCGTTTACTGCTTTGGAGGGAGCAACTACCACTAATTTGTCATTAAAGAGTTTTATTGCTTCTTCTGTACATGGCATATTAGCTGCTTCTACAACAAACTTACAATCATTATCAATGAGCATTTCCGCATCTTTTTCTGTAATTTCGTTTTGAATGGCACTTGGAATTGCTATATCACATTGCACTTCCCAAGGTTTTCTGCCCTTGATATAGTCCACTCCGAATTTTTCTGCGAATGGTTTTACAATGTCTTTGTTACTTTCACGAAGAACTTCCATATAAGGAATCATGTTCTTTTTGATACCATTCTTCATGTGTACATATCCGTCTGGTCCTGATATCGTTACTACTTTTGCACCCATTTCAACTGCTTTTTTTACAACTCCAAACGATACTTGACCGAAACCACTAACAGTAATAACTTTTCCTTTAATATCTGTATGATGATTTTTAAGCATCTCTTCTGTAAAATAAATCGTTCCAAATCCAGTTGCTTCTTTTCTTCCATGAATCCCACCCCAAGCTGGTGATTTACCTGTTAGTAGACCTGGTTCATATTTACTATGTAATGCCTTATACTGACCAAATAAATACCCTATCTCTTTGTATCCGACCCCAATGTCACCCGCAGGTACATCCGTCTTGTGGCCGAGGTGGTCGTGCAGTTTAGTCATAAACGACTGACAGAATCTCATAATCTCTAAATCAGATTTTCCGTTTGGATCAAAATCACTACCTCCTTTTGCTCCACCGATTTGTAATCCAGTTAAACTATTTTTAAAAGTTTGCTCAAATCCAAGAAACTTCATTGTTCCTAAATTAACACTTGGATGGAATCTCAATCCACCTTTATATGGACCAAGCACACTATTGAATTGAACACGATATCCACGGTTAACATGAACATTCCCTATTTCGTCAATCCACGGAACACTGAATACGATTTGTTTTTCTGGTTCGGCAAGCCTTTCAAGTAGATTTGCTTTTTTGAACTGTGGATGTTTTGCAATAACATTGTGTAAACTTGAATAAACTTCGTTTACTGCCTGTATGAACACGGGTTCTGAGTGGTTCTTTGCTTCAACCTTTTTAATTACGTCATCAACGTATTTGCTCATGTATATAACTATATTTTTTTATACAATTCCTTGCGAAATCATTGCATTTGCAACTTTTTGAAATCCTACGATATTAGCACCCATTACATAATTGCCTTTATCGTTATATTTTTCCGATGCTTCATACGCATTGTCGTGAATATTCTTCATGATACCTTGAAGTTTTTTATCTACTTTATCAAACGACCAACTGTCACGCAAACTATTTTGTGACATTTCCAAACCACTTACGGCAACTCCACCTGCATTTGATGCTTTACCTGGACCAAATGGAATCTTGTTTTTACGAAACACTTCAACTGCTTTTGGTGTGCATGGCATATTTGCTCCTTCTGCAATTGCAATTATACCACTTCGGACAAGTAGTTCTGCGTGTTTCTTTTCTAATTCGTTTTGAGTTGCACATGGAAGTGCAATATCACATGAAACATCCCATATACTTCCGGTGTTACTAAATATTGCGTCTTTGTCTTGTTTTATATATTCTTCTATTCTAAGTCTTTTAGTTTCCTTAATATCTTTCATTAAATCAAGTTTTAGACCAGTTGAAGAATACACATATCCAGAAGAATCACTCATTGCAACAACTTTACCACCAAGACTTATTGTTTTTTCCATTGCATAGATTGCTACATTACCAGAACCTGATATTGAAACCTTTTTTCCATCAAAACTATCATTTAGAACACCAAGCATTTCCTTCATAAAGTAACAACAACCATATCCAGTTGCCTCGGTTCTTACCAAACTACCACCGAAATCAAGACCTTTACCAGTCAACACCCCAACAACTTCGTTTTGTAAACGCTTGTAGTGACCATATAAGAATCCAACTTCTCTTGCACCCACACCTATGTCTCCTGCTGGTACATCTGTAAATTGCCCGATGTGTTTACTCAGTTCAACCATAAACGACTGACAGAATCTCATTACTTCCGCATCACTTTTACCTTTTGGGTCAAAGTCACTTCCACCTTTACCACCACCCATAGGAAGACCTGTGAGTGAGTTTTTGAATGTTTGTTCAAATCCAAGGAATTTGATAATACTGAGATTTACCGATGGATGAAATCTTAATCCACCTTTGTAAGGTCCAATAGCACTATTGAATTGTACACGATAACCACGATTCACATGAACTTTATTGTTATCATCCACCCACGGAACTCGGAAAGTAATTACTCTCTCTGGCTCTACCAACCTTTCAAGTAGACCAATGTCTCGGTATGTGGAATCTTTATCCACGATTGGTGTTAATGTTTCAAGCACTTCATTTACTGCTTGCCTAAATTCAAGTTGATGTCTATCCTTAGTATCAACTAAATCGACCACACTCTCCGAATATGATTTATTCATATGAATAAATATAATATATACATCTTTATTATAATAGATTTCCACCTAAAATACCCCTTGACTTTGTGTATTTAATCACTTATTATAGTATGTAACGATGAAATTTTATATAAAAGACTCAACACTAAAAGATACTCCCGTTAAGTTATTCGATAATACTAACTTTGCAATTCAATATATGAAGTCAATGGTTCAAAGAAAGACGGGTATGAATTATGAACAATATTTAACACACCTTGCAGACCTTGGACACTTTGGTTATGACGAACGTGAATTCTATGAAAGTTTAAGAGATACTTTTGAAAGTGGAGTTCTTCGTGGTAATAAACTAATCCGTTGTAGTATATATGAAGCAATTGGTTCAACGGACGGGAGTGATTAATTATGACAGAAGTAGCAGCTGGAGAAAAAAAGCAAGTTAAAGAAAAGAAGTTCAACAAGTATGTAAGTTTTTCACAATACTCAATGTATTATAAATGCCCACGTAGTTGGAAACTTGCATATGTAGATAACCTTCGTAAGAAAGAAAGTAACATACACTTGGTGTTCGGTACTTCTATGCACGAAACAATCCAAGAATATCTTGAGATGATGTATAACCAACCCCATCTTGATGTTGAATCGATTGATTGGAAAGCAAAATTGTTGCAAACTATGAATACCATTGCAGATGACGAACGCAATCTTATTGAGGGTAAACGTTGTATGACCGATGATGAGTTTAACGAGTTTGTTGAAGATGGCAACGAAATACTAGATTACTTTTTACAAGAAGATGTAAGACGTAAGTATTTCTCAAAAACACGTCATACATTATCTGGCATTGAAACTTCAATTGACTTGGAAGTAAGAAAGAATGTAGGATACATTGGGTTTCTTGATGTGGTGCTATTTGATAAAATCAATCAAAAGTATAAAATAATTGACTTGAAAACGTCAACCCGCGGATGGAACAAGTGGCAAAAGTCTGACGAAAGCAAAACTCACCAGTTGTTGTTATATAAAGTTTTTTATGCAAAAGAATTTAATGTCCCCTTGGATAAAATAGAGGTTGAATTTATTATTCTTAAACGCAAGCACGATCCCGATGATGTTTGGAGTGGTGATCGTATTCAACGATTTGTTCCACCACACGGTACAATGAGCAGTAAAGAAGCATGGTCTAGTTTCAACAGATTCTTAAACGAATCATTTACCAAAAGTGGTGAATATAATATGGATTATTCATTTCCAAAAACACCTGGTAAAAACAAAAAGAATTGTCGTTGGTGTGAGTTTGCTTCTAAGGCAGGAGGTCCGTGTGACGGAAAAGAAGGAGAATAAAAGTATTTTAGATTATATTTATATAAAGATAATGCTCAACTGAGATTGTCTAGAATGCTCAAACGAGATTCAAACAAAACTAACAAAATAAAAGAGGAATAGAAAATGGCTAAAGTAATTGGCATTGATTTAGGTACATCGAACAGTTGTGTTGCGGTGGTAGAAGCAGGAGAACCAAAGGTGATAACCAACTCAGAGGGAGCAAGAACTACCCCAAGTATAGTTGGATTTGCAAAAGACGGAGAAAGACTTGTAGGTCAGTCCGCAAAAAGACAAGCAATCACTAATCCAGAGAATACAATTTTTTCAGCGAAACGTTTAATCGGAAGAAAATACAAGGAAGTAAAAGACGAAGTTAAAAATCTTCCTTATGAAGTTGTCTCGGGTAAAAACGGAGACGCATATATCAAGTGCAATGATGGTGGTGAAGATAAAGAATATGCACCCGAGTTTATTGCGAGTATTGTTCTCGGTAAGTTGAAAGCAGATGCAGAATCATATCTTGGTGAAGAAGTAAAACAAGCAGTTATTACTGTACCTGCATACTTCAATGATTCACAAAGACAAGCAACCAAAGACGCAGGTGAAATCGCAGGACTTGAAGTATTGCGTATCGTTAACGAACCAACAGCTGCATCACTTGCATATGGATTAGAAAAGAAGAACGAAGAAATTATTGCAGTTTACGACCTTGGTGGTGGAACTTACGATGTTTCTATTTTGGAAATCGGTGACGGAGTATTTGAAGTTAAGTCTACCAATGGTGACACCCAATTGGGTGGTGACAATTGGGACGAAAAACTTATTCAATATTTGTTGGACGAATTTAAAAAAGATTCTGGTATTGATTTAAGTAATGATGGACAGGCAATGCAACGTCTAAAAGAAGAAGCAGAAAAAGCAAAGGTTGCGTTATCGTCTAGTGCGTCCACCGAAATTAATCTTCCGTTTATTACTGCGGATGCAAGTGGACCAAAGCACTTGAATGTAGAAGTTACTCGTTCAAAGTTTGAACAAATCTGCGATTCTTTATATGCTCGTACAAAAGAACCATTTGAAAAGTGTCTTGATGATGCTGGTATTACAATGGAAGAAGTTAATAATCTCATTCTTGTGGGTGGTATGACTCGTAGTCCAAAAGTTGTAGAAATTGCAAAAGGACTAGCAGGAGGCCGTGACCCAAACCAAGGAGTTAATCCCGATGAAGTGGTTGCATTGGGTGCAGCTATTCAAGGTGCTATTCTTGCGGGTGACGAGGGTGTTAGTGATGTTTTGTTGCTTGATGTGACTCCTCTTACTCTCGGAATTGAAACCGCAGGTGGTGTGTCTACTCCAATGATAGAACGCAATACTACAATTCCAACCAAGAAGTCGCAGATATTTTCAACTTATGCTGACAACCAACCGGCAGTTGATATTGTAGTTCTTCAAGGTGAACGTTCTATGTCTGCTGATAATAAAAATCTTGGTACATTTAAGTTAGACGGTATCGTTCCTGCACCAAGAGGTACACCACAAATTGAAGTTACATTTGATATTGATGCAAATGGTATTCTCAATGTAAGTGCAACTGACAAGGGTACTGGTAAGGATCAGAAGATTACCATTAGTAATTCGTCTGGACTTGATAAAGACGAAGTTGAAAAAATGAAGGCAGATGCAGAAAAATATGCCGAAGAAGATAAGCAAAAGAAAGAAACCATTGAGTCTAGAAATGAACTTGATAATTTGTCATATCAACTTGAAAAGTTTGCGGATGAACACAAAGACAAACTTTCGGAGGATGATAAGTCTGAAGCAGATTCTTTGTGTAAGGAAGTAAAAGAAACATTAGAATCCTCTGATACTTCAACGGCCTTTATTAAAGAAAAAAACGAAAAGGTTGTTGCATTGCTTCAGAAACTCGGAGGTAAAATACAACAACAAAAACAAGAAAATCAACAAACTCAACATAATTCTAATGCAGAAAACCAATCCGAGGAAACGGAAGATGTAGTTGATGCAGATTTTGAAGTTGTTGATGATAAGGAATAATGTTATGGGAAAACCTCTAGATGAATCATGGAAAAATTGGACTAAAGAAAATCTTGGTCTCGGAGTACCACATAAAACTATATTCAAAACATTAACAGATAACGATTTCGATTTGAAAGAAGTTGTTGAAGTTATGCAATGGACTCCAAACGAAAAAGATATTGAAGTATCAAATACACCAAAAAAACTTAAACCTATTTCTAGGACTGTTTATATAGACGGTGCTGAAAAGGTCGATACTAAAGATGATGTTCTTGAAATATATAAAATTGAGAACTTTCTTTCAAATGATGAATGTGATGAACTTGTAAAACTCATAAAATCTAATATGAGAAAATCCCAAGTATCTATTGCAAGCAAGGCTAAAGGTTACGTCGATGATTCGGTTAGAACAAGTTCTACTTGTAATCTTACAACTTCTTTGTCTAACATAGTGGGTGAAATTGATGAACGCATATTGTCGTGTATTGGAATTCATTCAAGTAGAGGTGAGGCTATTCAAGGTCAGCACTATGACAAAACACAAGAATTCAAACAACACACCGATACCTTTGCACCAAATTCCGATGAGTATGAATTGCATTGTACGACTACTGGTCAAAGAACATGGACATTCATGATTTACTTAAATGAAACGGAAGAAGGTGGTGAAACCAAATTCAATATAACTAAAACTTCAAATAACGAAGATTTGGTGTTTTCTCCGAAGATGGGTTGTGCAGTTTTATGGAATAACTTGCTTCCAAATGGAATTCCGAACAAATATTCTTTGCACCAAGGATGTCCAGTAAAAAAAGGTGAGAAAACTATAATCACAAAATGGTTTAGAGAACGAAAACGATAAAATATATTTATATAAATATTCATAAAAAGACGAGAGTTTTCTCTCGTCTTTTTTTATAAAAACTACTTTTTATAATATTTATGGACATGAAGAAGTATAACAAAATAGATGTTATAAGAAGAATGGAAGACAGAGCATATCGTCTAAGACACCGAAGGAGTGAAGGATTTGACGATGAATCTTTAGTTTCTGAATGTATTATACAAGAAATAAAATATTTATTTAGAATGCTAGATAAGCAAACTCAGAAAGAAGTATTAAACAAACCATGGCTAGATCAATAAATTACGTATTTGATGTTGACGGAACTCTTACTCCCAGTAGATTAAGAATGGATAACGAGTTTAGAAAGTTTTTTAGAAACTGGATAAAAGACAAAAATGTTTACCTTTTAACTGGTTCAGACCACGATAAAACAATAGAACAGGTAGGTGTAGATGTTTGGAGAGAAGTAACCGAGTCGCACCAATGTGGTGGTAATGTAGTATATAGACAAGGTGATTTAATTGAAGTTAGTAAGTGGCAACCAAGTAAAAGTTTAATTGATACTTGTCAAAATCTGATTGATATTAGTAAATATCCTGTTAAAGCAGGTAATCACATAGAAGAACGTGTGGGTCTTCTTAATATTAGTGTAGTTGGTAGAAATTGTACACAAGAACAACGAATTGCCTACAATGAATGGGACAATTTGAATCGTGAACGTGAGTTTATATGTAAATCACTTACAACCATGTTTCCCGAATTAGAAGCAACTGCTGGTGGTCAAATAAGTATAGACATACATGAGTATGGAAAAAACAAATCTCAAATACGAAGAAAACTTGATGGTGTAATTTATTTCTTTGGAGATAAAACTGAGAAAGGTGGTAACGATTATCCAATTGCAAGTATACTAGAAGAACCAGACAAAGTATTCCAAGTAGATGATTGGGAGCATACATATAAGCTTTTAAAGGAAATTTAATTATGGCAGAAAAACTTATTAAAGGATTTACTTGTGGAGCAATGGACGTATTTCATGCGGGTCATGTGCTTATGATGGAAGATTGTAAACGTCATTGTGATTATTTAATTGTAGGTCTTCATACAAATCCTCAATTAGATCGTGCAGAAAAAAACAAACCAATTCAATCGGTTGTAGAAAGATATATACAACTTCGTGGAAGTAAGTTTGTTGATGAAATTATTCCATACGAAACCGAATCGGACTTGATTGAGATACTAAAAGGAATTGATTACGATATTAGGTTTGTAGGTGACGATTGGAAAGATAAACCATTCACTGGACATGATTTACCTGGACATCTTGATAAGGTAATGTATAATTCTCGTAAGCACGATTATAGTAGTTCTGCACTAAGACATAGAGTTGCTGAAGGTGAATTGAGAGAAAAGAAGTCTAAAAACAACAAGTAATAAACAATATATATTATACTTAATAATAACAAGGGTTATGTCAACTTCCTACAAGGAGATTGGTGATGAGTCTTGTTATATTTATATGTCCAGAAAATCAGTATCTATCAAAGTATTGTGAAGCATTTTACAATTATATAAACTTTGGTTACATTAAAACACACTCATGGGCAAACCAATCTGGATCATATGTATCACGCAAACGAGTTGCGATGTGTAGACTTCCAATGAAGAAAAACATTCCATCTAAAACTCAAATGAAAGCAAATGATGTTACACTTGAGAGAATTTATAGAAAAGTTATAAGCAACGATTGTTATGATCACTCGTACTATAAGTTAGAAGAACAAGAATTAGAGGACAATGCAGTTGTTGTGTTTTTAACTGACAATCGTAACCCTCAGAGTGTTCCCTCGTATTTAAGCAAAACTGATGTTATAGTTTGGAAGATGTCAAAAATAAATAATATAACCAATTCAAAATGGGAGTTGATTGAGAAACTGATAAGGAAAATGCTCAAGAAGGATTAGATGGTGTATATACTATTCTGTGTATACCTTCTATTTCCTTTCCCTTACCATCCAACTTCACAGTCTTGTCAGATATTCTTGCAACTTGTTTTATTTCAGTTGAACCTAATTCTTCTAGTTTTGTTTTTAGTGCTTGAGCAGGATTAATTGGATTTTCTCCACGGGCTGCTTTTCTTTTGCTGAGTGATTCGTTATGCTTTTTTGAAGTTTCATCTGCTGAAAAGTAGACTACTTCTTCTGCCAAGTCGTTAATTTTGTCTTCAAATATTGGCTCGGCAATTACGTGTGTAATTCCATTGTCTTTGAGATACTTTGCCAATCCCTCTTTTGTAAAGTAATGCATGATGTTCATGCGAATATATATGTATGTATTTTTCTAATCGTACAAATTGCCTACGATTTCACCAAAATTTCTCATAATAATACCAGCACAAGCATTTGCTTCGTTCTCAATGTCACTTCCTGTTTGTCCACTATCCACTTCAAGAACACCTAATTCGTTTTGCTTTTGATGAACTAGTTCGTGTGCAATGCTTCTGCATATATCTGCATATGCTCTGCCTTTTGTATATATAGAAATCTCATTTGTGTTTGGGTCATAGCAAGCAGCCGTCATATTCTCATGTCTTTTTTCCAAAAGTTTTACCGATACCTTTTCTTTTAATTGCAATGCGTTTTTTGCAAACTTGATAAACTCATGAACATTGTCTTTGTTCATTGCGACTTCGTTTAATGCTTCTTTTATATATTTCATATCTGGATGTTTGGTATCTGAATTGTTTTTGGAAATTATTTTGTTGTTAGAAAAGGATTCCGCAGGAATATCATTGCCAAGATACATTGCTTTGAATTCCTTGAACCATTGTTCAAATGTAAAGTCTCCGATTCGCAATCCATAGTCGTGGATAGTTTGTTCTTTAAAGTGATTTGCAACTCCACCTATAAAGTGATAATAACTTCCACTTTTTTGTACTTTGACATTTGGAAATCCTTTGTCTTTTAACATTTTGGAAACTTGTGCACCTGATTTAGGTGATGACTTCATATTGATTTCTTGTATCTTCATTTCGTTTATATTTGCTCCACCTGTTCTAACAATTTCACGAAAGAACCAACGAGTCCACTCTCCGAGTTTACCGGGTCCTCTCACTATATATAGTTTAAATGCTTCTGCAAATGCTTCCTCTGCATTTGTATTTCCGTAACTTGTGATGTGTTCTATTGGTATTTCTTTACCGGGACCAACCCAACGATCACTTAACTTTGTTGCAACTTCTTCTCTGTTGTATGTTGAATAAACTGGTGTCATTTGTAATGCCTTGAACTTTGCTTTGGTCTCGGCGTTGGTTTCTTTTTTATCAATGACTTTTAATCCTGCTTTTCTTTTGTAAAGTCTTTCTCCGTGTTTATTAAAATACTTTTTAACATACTCATCAACATCTTCAAAATCTATTGCTACCTTTTTGCTTTTGATTGTATCTTGCCAATGTTTCTTTGCGTTAGATGGAAGTTCACGATACCAAAAACGATGACCGAGTTCATGTGTGAACGTATCTTGTGTCATTCCTGCTCCGTATAACTTGAGCATATCTTTGTTCATATAATACTCACCGCTTACCATATCTCCACCTTCACCCGTTAATCCGAAATCGATATCTACGGTCAATCCTTCTATGCATTTTCCAAATCCTGCTTTTTGGATTTTCTTTGACCAACTTTTGATTCCATCTACAAGTTGCTTGAAACTTCTTTCACGACTTGCTTCTCCTTGTTCACTTCCACCTTTTCTTTTGAAGTTATGAATAACCAACTTGACTGGTCCTATTTGTGCTTGCTCAATTGGTTTTTCTCGTTCTTGGTCACCATTAATTGCAATGTACTGAAGAAGTGCGTTTATACCTTCACGAAACGCCGCACGATACCTTCTAATATTTTTTTCTCGTTCTCTTGCAAGTATTTGTGGACTTACACGATGTTTTTTAGTTTGAAAGTCCCACATCTCTGGAAAGTTACCACCAAGACTTGTAACTGCTCTCCAGCATTTTTCACGAACTTCTTTTTCTTCCCAAGTTTCAACTCTTTCTTTTGAACCAATCCATTTGTATTGTAAAAAGAATTTGTAAACCCAATCTTCAAAGTTTTGCTGAAATGTACCAAATGCTCTTCTTACTTTTTTAAAGTCTTTGATTGTTTGTGGGTCTTCACTATTATCACCGATTTGCTTATATGCTTTAGTAAGAACTCTTAAATCCTTCGACCACTTTTTAATAGAGTTAGTATCAACCTTAATTGTGTCTTCCGAAATGATTTCCGATAGATTCCCTTTTTGTATATACATATATAAATTTGCCAATCGTTTTTTAAATTTCTTTAAATACTTTTTGTCGATATATGTTAGAAAGTCACGATCAAAGAATTGTACATCTATTACCCACGATTGAAATGCTTTGTAACTCTCCAAACGTTTCTTTTTAAAGTCATCTGGTAGATTTTTCCACATACGAACAATCTGATTTTGTCCTTCTTGGTAGTATGCATTAAATTCTTCAGGTGTATTGTAGTATCCTTCTATATCTTGTGTATCTAAGTACTTGGCACTTGTTTTGCTTAAACCACGACTACGATACCTTAAATGATCAAGAAAGTGTATATATTCGTGAATGAATGTATCCTTATCAAGACGAGTATCCATATACTTGCCATTATAATCACCAATTAGATTTGCATTTACAATTACACCTTTAAATGATATTCCACCGACTTTCAAACTTTTGTTTGTAAAACCACCGGCGATTGTTACTCCACCACGTGATGTACTTTTTGTTGGAATGAAAAATAATACCACTTCACTTAAAGACGGAAAGTTTTTGTCTATGTCTGTTCCTCTAAGAGCAACACCTTTCCATTGTGTAAGTGGAATGAAAGGTTTATTTACTATACTATTCTCACCTTCACCTTCTAATTTATCTTTATGTTTAGTTAAAAACCGTACCACTTTATCATATGCTTTTTCGGCAATACCTGTATAATATAGGTCATTCTCTATATTTGCTTCTTTAATGTGGGTACTATTCATCATCTATAAATATATACATTCTTATTAAATTGACTATTTTAAGTGTGTATGTAATACTATCATAATGTCTGTTGATACTAAACCTTTTTTTGAAGATATTACGATACCTTATCTTAATTCAATTGTTAATGGTGATTGTTATGAACTTTGTAAAGAACTTCCACCAAATTCCATTGATTGTGTCATTACGTCACCACCGTATTTTCAGCAAAGAGATTATGGAAGTAGTGTTGGTGAAGAGGAAACAATAGACGAATATATATACTCGTTAACCAAGGTTGTAAAAGAACTCGTAAGAGTTGTTAAACCAACAGGTAGTATTCTATATAATATCGGAGACAAGTATTTGCCCAACGATGGACTTCAACTTATTCCATATAAGTTTGCGGAACACATTAAAAATGAACTTAATTTATATTTGGTGAATGTTATTCAATGGCATAAAACGAACCCAACTCCTCATCAATGTAAAACAAGACTTGTTAATTCTACCGAACCTTTTTTTCACTTTGCATTAGAAAAAGGTTATTACTACAACAAAGATGAATATGAAAAAACTGATATTGATTTAAGTTGCAATCGGTCTGATACAAAAGGGCTAAAATATCTTGATATGCTGAGTGAATCTGATTTATCTAATTCTGAAAAGATATATGCTGAACAAGAAATCAATAAAGTTATCAATGAATATAGACAAGGTGAATTATACGACTTTCGTATAAAGATTCGTGGTGTTCATGCACCTGCTTATGGTGGTCAGCAAGGTGGAAGAACAAATCAATTAAGAAACCAAGGATTCACCATTATTCGTATGCACGGACAAAAAATGAAAACAGATGTATTGAGTCACGCAGTTGGTAATCATAAAAATACAAATCATTCTGCGATGTATCCAAGTTCTTTGATTGAAAGAATCATTCCGTTGGTATGTCCTGAAAATGGTATTGTTATTGATCCTTATATGGGAAGTGGTAGTACGGCAATTGCTTCTCAAAATCTAAATAGAAACTTTATTGGATTTGAACTTAACTCGGAGTACTGTGTGTTAGCCAATAATCGAATAAAAAAGAACCAACCCTAAGATTGGTTCTTTAGAAGACTCTTTAAAGAATTAAAGTGTCTGAACTATTTGTGCGATTGTAGATGCAAAGGTAATTTCCTTATCAACCACCAAACTATCGTGATAGGTTTGTTGGTCAAGAAGAATTACAATACTTGCACTTTTGCCCGATGCGTATTCATCTACATTATCAAACAAAAACTTATATACATCGGTGAAGTCGTTTATTTGCTCATCGGCAATTAGTTGTCGTGCATCTTTCCATGCAGTTTTTTTATCTTTGGATGCAGTTTTTAGAATGTCCAACAATTTTAGTTTATAGTCACCTTCAATAAGATCATCTTTGACAATCTCAAGTGTACCCTTAATACTATTTTGTTGTGCATTGTTGATTACCTTACGGATGTCTGGATAACCTTTATTGACAAGCAATGCAATATCATCAGGTTGTGCTTTAACAGATTCCTTTGCAAGAATCTTTGCAAGATGAACTGCAACATCTTTACGATTGGGAGGAACGATGTTGAATGTTTGGCAACGACTGACAATCGGTTCAATTATTTTTTCGTGGTAATTACAAGTAAGAATAAAACGAGTAGTAGCACTGAACTGCTCCATAAGATTTCTTAAAGCAGCCTGTGCATTACCTGTAAGAAAGTCACACTCATCAAGTAGAATAATCTTGAGGTCATTGAAACCCATACTACTTGCGAAAGACTTAATCTTTGTACGAACGGTATCTACATTGTTTTCGTCACTTGCGTTGATGTACAAATAATCACACGGAACTTGTTTGGTAATCAACTTACCTAAAGTTGTTTTACCCGTACCTGCTTTGCCATACAAAAGCAAATGAGGAATATCTTTAGTTTCAATCCAAGATGCTACTCGTTTCTTAAGAGGTTCGTTCCCAATATAATCGGGTAAGTCTTTGGGTCTGTATTTTTCAACCCAAAGACTATTTTCCGATTCAACTGGAGACTGCGATGTTTCCTCTAAGAAATTCATTAATCGGTTGTTTGAACTTCAACCAAATAATAACTGCTACGAAAGTCACCCACTTCAAACTCAATGCTCGCAATTCCCTTGGAACTTACATTCAACACACTCTTTTCAGAGTCACTGTTGGCATTTAGAATTTCCTTAAGATACTTTGCGGAAAAACTTATGGGATCATCAAGTGTTCCCTTACCTTCATTGATGGCACTAAGAGATACACGATTGCTATTGATTGTAGAATAACCAATTACCAGTTGAATGCCGTCTTTATTAGGCACAATGGTAAATGTGTCACAATCACTCAACGCACTTGCTGAACGAACGAACTTCTTTGCAAAGTCGTTGCTAAAAGGAATTTGCAAATCAAATTCTGGCAAATCCTTTAGAGCAGGAACATTGGGGATTACTGCTAAGTCAGCAAGCATGAAGTTGACGCTAGTCGTGTCATCCGACACACCAATACTAACATTCTTTTCGTTCTTTTCAACGACTTCAACATTAATATCGTCACCAACAACAGACAGTAACTGCTTTAACTTTGCAGTATCATAAACTCCTACTTCACCTTCTCCCAGTTCAAAATCCTTTACAGATACTTGACCAAGAACACTCTTGTCATCAGTGATAAAGGTGGTTTCGCATACGTTGTCTCCGTTGGTTTCCCACTTAACTGCTTCTACGTTACCATTAAGATTGTAACGTGAAATGAATTGTAGTACTTTTTCTTTTTTCATAATTTATATAATAGTTTTTTTTGGTTTGCTTGTCAACAAATTAATCATCTGTTTCTTCAGAAGTTTTGATTGTTTCGTAACTATACCCATCTGTGTTGTTTGCACATTTCATTACTAATTCATGTACATAATGATTCAAGTCTTCCACAGAAATCGTAGATACATTTTTTTCTTTCTTTATCATGTCAATAAATTCATCATTGACTTCAAAAGTAAGTTCTGACTTGCCTTCTTCATCTGGTTCTACACTTAATACTTTAATGTGTGGTGTTTTATTTTCCGAGGTCGATTTTTCCATCTGTAACCATGCTCCTTAGTTGTGTGGGTAGTAATTTTATTTCTTTGTTCTTTGTATTTTTTAGTACAAGGTGATGACTATGAGTTTTTGCTTCCATGAAACTTTCAACATCAAAGAAATGAATGTCATCCAAGTAAGAAACTTCAAGTATTCGTTCACCTGGTTTCATGCTATTAATAGGATATAATATATGTTCGTACATATGATTGTTTATCATGATAACATGGCAATTCATAAACGCAGAATACAACTTATAAAATCTTTTTTCTCGTTGAACTTCGTATATAGAGCCCATAGGTGGATTATACCTTTTGGGTTTATCGTATTCTTCTTCTATGTCAAATAAGTCTTCGTAAAACATATGTATATATTATAGTATATATGTATATAAAAATCAACTACTATTTTAGTAATTCATCTGGATTGAGTGGTATCAAATCACTCACCACAAACTCACCATCCTTACGAATAAGTTCATCGTCAAAGTAAATTTCACCTCCACCATAATCTGGTCGTTGAATCTTCACCATATCCCAATGAACCTGTGAATCGTTTCCGTTGCTTGCATCGTCATAACATTGACCAGGTGTAAAGTGAAAACTTCCACCAATCTTTTCATCAAACAAAATGTCACGCATTGGGTGGACAACATAAGGATTAAATCCAATAGCAAACTCACCAATGTATCTTGCTCCGTCATCACTATCAAGAATCTCGTTTAGTGCTTCAGTGCTTGCATCATTATTTGCAGTTGCATTAATAATCTTTCCACTCTTGAATTCCAACCTAATTCCGTCAAAGTCGCAACCACGATAAATTGTCGGAGCATTAAACTGAATGTGTCCTTCAACACTATTCTTTATAGGACAACTAAAAACTTCTCCGTCTGGAATATTATGTGTACCACCACAAGCAACTGCGTTGATATCTTTGATGGAGAAACGCAAATCGGTGTCATCACCTTTGATGTGAACCTTGTCCGCGTTCTGCATTCTTTTTTGTAGGTTGGTCATTCCAGGATTAAACTTGGCATAATCAAATGTACATACATCAAAGTAAAAGTTCTCAAATGCTTCGGTACTCATATTTGCTTGTTGTGCCATAGCAGGATGTGGCCATCTTAAAATACACCACTTGGTTTTGTTTACACGATAATCAAGATATGGTTTAGTAATCTTAGACATCATTGTTTTAATATCTGGATCAACATCACTTGTTTCGTATATATTATGAGAACCTGCGATAGCAATGTAAGCATCCATTTCTTGAATCTTGGGCATACTAAACTTCATAAAAATTTCCATTTGCTCTTTGGTTGCGTGAAGCATAATTTCACGACCTATACGACTCTGTGATGTTTGTACAAAAGGTATTCCTTCGTATTCACGAACTGCACGAACGAGTGCAATTGTCATATTTTCCGGCACTTCTGTGTTGTCTATTAATACCTTTTCTCCTTTCTGTAAAGACACACTATGTCTTACAAGAAGATCTGCTAGTTTTGTATAATTTTGTTCCATAGTTTTCTTTATTACACTAGATTATCAAAAAACCAAATATCCTGTGGTTCGTAATCGTCTTCGACATATATAGAATAATTTTTATCTATCATATAATTTTTAAAATCTTGCTCGTCAATTCCGTGGGTGGGTGTGTGTATTATTTCCATTTTAATCTTTGACGGTCTGATTGAAAAATCGTAAGCATACAAAATTTTAGCATCTCTGCCTTCTATATCTATTTTTAGAAAATCAATGCTCTTTACATTATACTCTTCTATAATTGAATTTAATGTTTTTACATTTACATCAAAAGTAATAGTAGGCCAATCTGGATTCAACTTCATGTTATTTGTATCAAGGTTTGTATTTCCTACTCCACGTTTCCACATGAAATCACCTATTTCATTTTGCTCTAACCATTGTGCATCATAATTTATAAATTGAGTTGTTCCATTGTAATCTAATACTGCACTATTTTCATAAAAACAATTTTCAAATCTTTTTAATTTAGATAGATACCAATTGTCTGGTTCTATGAATATACCTGACCAACCTTGTTCTGCTAAACCAACTAAAGTATTAAAATTAGAAGTTCCTATTTCTATAAAAAATTTACTAATCATTTAGAATAGTTTATATAAATATGTAAATATATACAAGTTAAAAAGCAAAGAACTCTTTGCTTTTGTTTTTCTCGGAAGGTTGGTTTGGTGATTCTGCATCGTCAACTCTTGTTTTAGCAATGATAGCATAATCTTTTTCTTTTTCTATTCCGATATATTTTCTATCGAGCATTTTAGCCGCAATACAAGTTGTTCCACTTCCAACAAACGGATCAACAACAACATCATTTTCACGACTTCCAAGTGTTATTAAATAACTCATTAGTTCAATGGGTTTAACGGTTGGATGAACATTTTGTTTTTCCGTGACAAATCTACCAGTAACATCGTGGTCGATTTTGCTATTGCTCATATCTTCTGCATTTCTTCTTCCTGGCATTGAAGAACTTTTCTTTTTAGGAAGATGTTCAAGACCTTTGTTTTTTTCTGCTTTGCTTGCTTTTGCAACAATCATAAAAGGAAAAGTCTTTTGAACACTTTCGGGCAATTTGTGTATTTGTGATTTCCACCAAGAATCTAAATCGTAAAAACGAGAAAACGATCCTTCGTCTCCGTAAGTTCTTCCGGCGGGTTTGCCTGTGCTTTCTTGCCAAATACCACCCGATCCACTTCCACTATCTGTGTGTTTTCCTTTGCTTCGTTTTACTCCGTCATTAAGTACATCGTCTTGTATAATTAAATTGGCTGCGAATCTTCCGTCTGGTTGTTTATATTCACCTGCACCACCTCGTTCAAAGCACTTGGTTTCTTTTTTTCTGTCGGAAGTCCACATATCCTTTCCTTCACGTGGTGTTGGATTTTTTGCATATGCTCCACCATCTAAACTTTCGTCCGTTGGAATTCTACAATCGTCTAACCAAGTAATGCCTTTGCCATTTTTCATTGCTTGTTCAATATAAGATGATTCTTCAATAGGTTTCATTGCAACAAGCACAACTTCTACCGCAGGTTTAGGTTGATAACCTACATAAGACCCATCAAGTTCTTTTGCTTCATCAGATGTTGCTTCAAACTTTTCATATTCCGATTTGAATGAATCCTCTTTTCGTCCTGCGAGTTTTCCATTCCATTCGGAGTTTTGTTTCCCCATTCCTTTGACTTTTCCTAAAGATTTTGCTTTTACTTTCAGTTTTTTATCAACTGCCCTACTAACATTTGTTGCTTTTGGAAATCCTGTTGCGTATGTCCAATAAATCGGAGTGAATCCAATATTGAATCCTGCGTCTTCTAAACGAACCATCATACGACTTTGTACATCTGAACGTGGTGCTGACATAACGAAACAGAATCCTCCTGGTTTCAAAACTCGTAAACACTCTTGCCAAATTTCTAATGCAGGAACTGCTTTGTCCCAATCACGATTCATAAACGAGTATCCATAAGGTGGGTCTGTACAAACTAAGTCTACCGATTCGTCCTCAAGTTTCTTGAGAACTTTTAAACTATCTCCATTTATTATTTTATTCATAACTAAAAAACTTATTTGAGTTAACACGAAGTTTGTCTTGCTCACAATACTCAGGTATTTCATATTCACCTTGTTTGCGGAAAACCATAATATATTCGTGTATTTTACTTGTATATCTTTTGCTTGCTACTTTCGCACATTGAACATAAGCAAACGGACTAAGATTCTTCATAATGATTGTATCGTGATGAATCATTCCTTCATTTACAAATGCAGTAATCAAGTCCGAGTGAAATGAATGCAGTCCACTTCCATCTATAGCTCTCCAGTCTGCGACTACCCATACACAAAACGCACCTGGTTTCAAAACACGATTTACATTGCGACCACACTTTTGAATTTGATCCATAAAATCGTTGTAAGTTTCACATTCACTTAATTGATTTTTTGCGGTTTCATACTTTTCAAGATTATGATACGGAGGACAAGTAAACACCAAATCAGCAGTTTCATTTTGTGTGTGAAGCATTTCTGTTCCATCACAATTAAAAAGTTTAGGGGATACCTTGAACTTTTCAAAATGCCTCGTACATCGTGTATATGTTTGTTGTGATACTTCATAACCTTGATAGTCACGACCTAGTTTACAAGCAACCATAGCACGGGTAGCACGACCTGCAAATGGGTCTACAACTATACTTCCACGCATACTCCAATAATTAAGTATTTGTTCTGCTACACCCGCATGAAATTCACTGAATCTAAGACCAGGAAGATTCTCCGCATCTAAACTTCTTTTTCTTTCACAAATGCCATCGTCAAGATACGCTTCCGGCCACTGTTCACGATGATCACGACTTGGTTCTAATACACTCAAAGGCAACCAACCGAATTGTTCATCAATTCTACAATCTTTTCTGATTGGAAGTATTTGATTATAGTTTGCCATTAGAAAGCAAAAAACTTTTGAGCATTTGCAAGATTCTCACTTGCAAAGTCCCAACTAAGTGCATCATAAAAGTCACGCAACTTTCCTTCAAGTTCTCGTTCAAACAATTTATCTTTGTCTGCATACTTTTCAATGAACTCTAGTAACTCGGGTGGATCATCATAACCACGAAATGCAAGTGCATCTAAACCAAGTTCATTGTTCTTCAAATAAATCCACTTGATTTTCTCACCATCACGAATTGGTTCACTTTGAATATTAAATTTTCTAAGAAACTGATTATGAATGATACTAGACTTAACGTGTGCGGGTGTGCTTTTTGCACACTCACCCATAACTGCACCTTTATCCATCATCTTTACATACTTGGATATATTCTTAACGGCACTTGTTTTTGCAATATCATCAACTGATTCGTTCTTGACTTGCTTTTTGAGTGTAACAATCTTTTCATCAATTTCTTCTTTCGGTACATCCTTCAAAATATCTTTGAGGATTTCCGTCATAAACTCACGAAACCTTGTTGGAAAACTACTACGCACAACATCAAGACCCTTTACTTCCAATTCGTCACAAGTAACACCATTGTTATTGATAATCCATTGTGCATATCGTTTTTTTGCTAACCACATACTTGCTTTTGCAATCACTTCTTGTTTAATGTCATACCGATGCTCTTCAATATTAAAGAAACGTTTTGCCATTACATCATAACTTTTATTAATGAAAGTTTGTACGTTATCTGCGACTTCAAGAATTGCGGTTGCCATTTCATTGTCATTTTTAACATCAACATGAGGCATCGTTTTTTCTACGATAGGCAATGCCGAAAAGAAAACTGAATCAGTATCAATGTAAATGCAATGATCTTCGGTGTCACCAAGAATTTTGTTGTAATAGTGATTGGCAATTTTGCGACTGAACTTAATCACGGACACACCCGTGGTTGTAACTGCTTCTGCATTGTCCACGTCATAAAAACGAAAGATAGGCAAACCAAGAACACCATACAATGAATTAAGAAGAATCTTTTGAACGTGCTGACGTCGTTTGTAAAACACGTACTTGGCATCGTCACCTGCATTACCATACTCTTTCATTTTGTTCTTAAACTCAACCCGTTGATTGAACCATTGATCAAGAATCGCAGGAATAAGTCCGACCTTTTCTTTGGTATACATAACTCCATTACTGCTGATAGAAAGATTGTTATCTTTTAGAAATGTCTTGAACTCACCTGCTGAATATGTTTCACCACGAAATCCTACTTCAGTTTGCTCTCCGTCACAAAACTTTTCAGGACTCCAATTATCAACAACACCCACTTTGGTTTCGGGTGAAATATTCGTGGACATAATAATAGATGGATACAGAGAAGTTAAATCCAAGTCAAACACCCACTTATATTTACCAGGTGTCGGTGCAGCCACATACGCACCACTAAACTTCTTGGATTCGTCTCCTTTGATTTCATTGAATCGTTCACGGCCGTTTGGGTCTTTATTTGGTGCGACCAAATTGTGTCTGCGAAGATAAGTAAGCAACGCACCTTCAAGGTAACGAGAAGAAAATAATATATCTTCATACGGAACATGACCAACATGACAAATACTACGAGTCAATTCAATGAGTTCCATTTTTTTGTCAATCTCAACAACAATCTTCACGTCATTCAAATTGTATTCAATAAACTTCTCAATATCTTTCGCAAACAAATCATCGAGGTTACCTTCATATTCAATTTTACCTAATCCAACTTCTTTGCGACCAATCGCATCCAAACGATAACTTGGTTCAACACTAAATGTAAAGTTCTTGTATAATGCAAGATAATCCAAGCAACTAACACCTGCAATTACAATTCGTTTCTTGAACTGATGATAATACGCATGACCAATTGGACTTAATCTGCTTGCTTCTTCTTGTCCTAAAACTCTTGCAAGTCTGCGATACAAATAAGGAACATCAAAGAAATCAATGTTCCAACCCGTCAAAATTGTCGGACTAATCTCTTGGTAAAAATCAAGAAAGTGAGAAAGCATTGCTCGTTCATTATCATAAGAGTAAACTGAAACTTCTTCATTAGAATAGTCTGTGATTTTATCTTCTTTATCGAGAATCAGCACCACATAATTATTGGAACAACTATCGTGCCATGCGATAGAGGTAACGGGATTGTTTGCTTTCTCGGTGTCAGGCAATTCACCTTCCATGCTTACCTCAATATCAAAATTCATAACGCAATGACCGGTACTTGGTTCATCATCGTCTTCGTACAAATCAATTAAATTACGAGTCTCAACAGGAACATCAGATTCAAACAAACCTTCATCTTCATACCTATAACGAGTAACTTTCTCAAGTTTGTCACCATACATACTGCGATACATTCCGTGTGGAGATTTTTTGTATGCGTATGGTTTGTTCTTGAATGTTACCAACCCTTGTTTGTCATCCCACAGAAAAACCATGTTGTCTTTTTTACTTACAAAAATATTTTGATACATTGCAAACTATTATATCGGAAGTTATATAAAAAGTCAAGCACCAGTGCTTCCAAACCCACCAGTTCCTCTGTCTGTTTCCGACAAATCTTCTGCAATTTCAAATTCAACAGAGTGCGTTTCGGCAACTACGAGTTGGGCAATTCTGTCTCCTTTTGAATAAATTTTGTCCATATTTACATTAGTGTACAACGGAATTGTTGCTTGGTGTCCATGAATTCTTGCATATACATCTTCTGGTTGTATAATATATTTGAAACGAACAAGCAATTCTCCACGATATCCTGCGTCAATTAAGCCAACTGAATTAGCAAGCATAAGATTTTTATTGCTGATACTGCTTCTTGGAAATATGTTAGTGTGATAAACTTTTTCATCTACGCATGGTTCAATATATAAATCCGTATGATATTGTATATAGTCAATTCGTGACCATGCTTGCATCTCTTCATTGTATTCTCCTGCAATTGCTGGATGAGAGGATGCCACAATATCATATCCGACATCGTATGACGTTAAATTTTTTGGTATAATACTTCCAGTATTTTTTACTTTAATTTTCATTCAAATATGATACTGCATCTTCAAAGGAATGTACAACAAAAATATCATTTTCTTTTGCTTCGTGTTCAAGCATATGTCTCCAAAACTTTATCGTTCCCCACATATGACCTTGGTTTATTTCCAATAAATTTTGCTTATGTCGTTCTTCATCAATAGTAACGAGGACATTGGGTTTTACATTCCATTCCCAAAAACTTCTTGCACTCCACACTTCAGGTATACTTAAAATTTTATCGTTATTTTTTAACCAAGATTCCAAAACTTTCCAAGAATCTTGTGAAAAAGAGACTGCAATGTCATGTTCATCTATGTAATTACAAGAATATGATTTATGCGAGAATTCTTTTTTGTTAAAGTGTGGTGGCCACCCTAGTTCATTTGCTATGATTTCATCACAATCTGCAAATCCAAGTGTCTTACTATAATAGGTTTTTCCCGAATGCCTAACTGCTGATATTACTTTCATGGGAATAATACTTTTGAATTAATTTTACAAGAACATCTCCGTGGCATGGCTTTGGTTTACACCAACAACCGAGTATTTTTCCTTTAAGTGTTTTTAATTCTTCTATGAGTTGGGGTTGAGATTCAATCCATTCTTCGTATTTTTTAATTGCCTCGGAAGTACTATCGACACGATACTTTGCTATAGTCCCATCTTTTGATGAAAACGGATTTCCCCATAAAGAAGGCCTTCCGATGTAGATATCATATTCTGATTTCTTGCAATGGACTACTTTAGTTGTATTTGTGCTGATTTCTAAATTAGAATAAAATGATAAATTAACTTTTGGTTTTGTCATCCAAATCTATATCAGTATCTTTATCAAAATTTTCCATATCGGAGAACAATTCTTTAACGAAGTCAAATTCTAACTGATTACCAGAAAACTCTGGTTCGTTGATGTGTGAATAATTTACATTAGTAGAATTGTTGTAGGCATCTACGAATTCAAGGTGTCCATCAAACTGAAAACCTGCTCCTTTCAGAAATAACTCAAACGCATTTAAAACTTCATCTAGAGTTTCTTCTGTTGTAGAGTGTCTTGTTCGTGATACAAGATTATCATCAGAATCCCTCCATGTGTAGTCAAATGTGAATTTTGCTGTATTATTGTATTTCATATATACATAAATATATAGAAATATACTAGGTAAGTAAAGTCTTTATTTAGACTTCACACCTAATACTGCTGATTTTATGATTATCTGTAAGTAAAATTGTAAGAATATCGCAGCTGCCCAATTTGTTAGACTATACTCTATATTTGTTGCAAATAAGGTATTGATTGCCCAAATAATCCCGAGTGGCAGAAAAATTATTCCGATTATACCTAAAACTAAAGCAAGCAAAGAAGTAGTTTTGACTTCCATTTTTATTTTCTAATCTTGCAGATTTTTTCGTACAACAATTCCAAATCATCGTATGTCATCCCAAAAATTGCTTCCACACCTTCTACCATTTTGTCAAACGAAATTATTGTCCCACACTCATCTGGATCACCTTCGGACTCTATAATTTTATATTTTATTTCCATTTCATCGGAAAGTTCTTCAAGTTTACAAAGTGTCATGTGTTCATATAATGTAACAAAGTCATCAACTGAACAACTTGCTAGAAACTCTAGTGATTCTCTTTCCATTGTGTTTTCGTCTGATTTCATATTTGAATGTTAGTTTGAGATTATGTATACATATAAATATATATTATAGAGACGGAATGTCAATTCTTTTTCCAAATCCAAATTGGTTCTGCGAATGCAACATCTTTGGTTTCTTCGGTAATTTCCTTAAGGCCTTCCGAAAAATACTCACTCTTGGCATTTCCTGCACCACCTGAATTAAATCGTTTCGTCATTTCCATTCCAATGCAACCAAGATATTCAAGACCTTGTGATTTAATAAAGTCATTCATTGGATTTGTAATTTCAACATAGTCGTTGATGGGAGCATTAAATACATCTGCGATATTGATTGCAAGAATACCACTCTTCTTTATTGTCGGAATTATCTTACCAAGTGTAGTGTGAAGAAACTTCTCGTTCCAATCATCTATTTTTTTATATCTCACCCAAGATTGCGTATCATCTTCCGAATACTTTTCTGTATTAAAATATGGTGGACTTGTAAACACCGTATCAAAGTAATTTTCGTATTGTGAGTAATCTACGTCTTCGGCAGGACTTTCTATTAGGTCTACTTTTCTATCTTGTTCAAAAAAGGTAGAATACTTTTCATAGAACTGAATTTGCTTTTGGTAGTTAGGATGATTAAGTGTATTGGGATCGATTCCAACATAATGCTCTGTGGTTTCACCTGTATAAAATCCTGCTAGTCTATCACCCCATCCTGCACTAAAGTCTAATATGTTCTTGCTTTGAAAGTGATCGTAAAATGCTTTTGCTACTGCCGGTTTGAATTGTGATGCGACATACTTGCGAAGAGTGGTAGCAACACGGAGAGTGTTAATATCGACTTGATTAAGAACTTTATCTAACGTCCAATAAGCACGAACGATTGTTTTGATTCCTTTTACTGTTTGCCAAGTTTTCCAACCACTTGGAGTTCTTGTCCAATCTACTTTCCAACGAGTTTCTACATGAAATGGATTGGAAGCATTATTACCAGAATTGTTTCTTTTCAACAGAAACTGAGAATCTTTGTAGTTAAGGTGGTAGTTGCTTTTTCTTTCATTGCGAGGAAACCACTTTTTTTCTACAAGTACATCATTGTGCTTTATTCCTTTTAACTTATTCAAACTATCAAGAGTTTGTTTATTTGTAATTTTAGGTAGTGGAGCGGGATATGTGTGTAATACTTTTGCCAATTCTTCTACAACATCTTCTTTTTCATACTTTTGCATAATGTCTTTCCACTCATCCTCTTCAATGAGGAGATATGGTTTCATGTTGTAGAACTTTTTGAAATGCTCTTGTAGCATACACCTTATTGAGACTCAGACTCTTCAGAAGTTTTGGCTTGTTCTTGTGCTTTTCGTTCAGCCTTTTTCTGATTATGAATAGCAAGTTGACGAGCAACTTCATCGTCTGTAATTTGTTGACCTTGTGAATATGTCGATTGTGGGGTGTTTACTTGTGGTGCATGAGGTGAATCGGGTGTAGATGAACTCGTTATATCGTGTATAGATGGTCTGTTATCTATTTTAGGGTAACCATCTTCGTATCGTAATTTAGAAACAGTTTGCTCTACCTCAATTTCTTCAGAAACCGTGTCTTGTTCCTTATTTAGCAATTTATCAATTTGCTCTTCCGAAACTTCATTTTGTGGTGACGGTGTTGGGTTTCCAATGACTGAGTTAGAAGTTAACTTAATAGTTTCATACTGACCTGATTCTGCTTTTTTTGGATCGCGATTTTTTAATTTTTCTTGAAACGCAGCTAAAAGACCAGTTAATCCTGGATTCTCGAATTTGGTTTCGTACTTAACTTTTTCTTCAACTTCTTCTTGATTTAACTCTTCTTCTCGTTTGATGTCGGTCTTGCGAGGTGTTTGAGCAATCTTCTCAAATTTTTTATCTAATTCTTCAAAGGACATAGTAATAAATATATATGTATGTATTTATATTTTATTAAAAAAAGTCATCACCCAATGCAATAAAAGTATTTCCCTTGTAGGTTGCAACCTGCGAATTATCATTACTTTTTATTTGAGCAATAGGACACATTTTGTCTTTTTTAAGATACCAAGTACCAAGAACCCAACCGTTTGTTTCGGTTTTTTCGGGTATATAAATGGTGTCTACTACTTGGTTTGTTGCGGTGTCTCTTACTTCGTATTCGTGGTGTAACTTACCCATTAATTAGTTTGAGGTAGTTTCAAACAGTAAGGTGGGTCTTCCAATCTCACCTTCAATCTTCCCAACAGATTTAATTGCTCCTGATTCAAGTGCTTTTTTTACTCTAAAACGAAGAGTAATGGGAACTGCCGTGGGGTGTGTTCTTTCTAAATCAGCAATACTAAACTTTCCAGTTGGCCAATTAACTACCAACTTTTCCTTCTTTGGACGGACTTGAGTTTCTACTCTGATTTCTTTTTTAATTTTATTTGTATCTGTCATAATTGTGTTGATTTATTTAGTTTTAAGATAAATCAAAGAGAATTAACTCTTTGATTCCGCAACCGATGCCTTTCTGTATTCGGTGGCCAACTTCTTGATTTCACCGATTGCCTTACGGGCACGTGTACCAGATGCCTTAGTTCCGGATTCTGCGTTTTGGGTATGGTTTTCTTCAAATGCTTCGTACAAAGCTTTGATTTGTTCATATAGTTCTTTTGATGTAGCCATATTTAACCTTTCATGTTTTATTGTTATTAAAATATATAATATATCTTTTTTAATATTTTTGCAAGTAAAATTTATGCGAAGAAAATTACATACGCATTATCATCAGTAGTCACATTCATGTGTCTAAACACCCAACGTTCATTGTGCATTTGTTGAATTAAGTCTGCGTATGCCTCTGATGTTTTGTCGATTTTAACTACTTTACCTGCAACCGGTGTTGCTTGATGTCTACGAACAAAGTCTGCCCAATTAAGTTCGGTTGAGTTATTTTCTATAAACTCATGGGTAAATAAATTAACATCGTTGGTGTTTTCTTCGTAGTGTTTTATTATATCACCACGACAATCGCATCCAGGATCAACAGAGAAACTCAAAGCATGAGTTTCATTTGTTGGATATTTTTGGATATATGCGTTTAGAAACTTTTGAGAGGTTGTCAAAAGTTCTAGAATTGCTAATAGTGCGTATTTGTTAAACTCGTCTTGATTCATGCTAATTAAATATTTATTATAATTAAATACAATTATGAGCAATCTGTCAATCGGTATTTTTTTGTTGTAGAAATTAAGATTATCATTTAAAGTATCATCATGTATCAATATGTTAGTTCCACCGAAAACTTGGTCCTACTACTTACCCACTACTGGACTCCATTGAATGTTACATCCGTAAAAGAGGGTTTGAAAAAGTTAATGGGTGCTAAAGAAAGATTCCACAAAACAAGACCGAAAGTGATGGCAGTTGCCAGTGATGGAACTACCTGTGACTGGAATACTTGGATTGAATATAAGCATGGGTTTTATCCAAACCAACCATTTGTTCGTTCGGTTAATCACGTGATTCCCGTTCCTACAATTTTATTAACAACTGCAAATTTCACTTACAATGCTAAAAGGAAACCTTCCTTAAAATATCTGTACAAGAAGTACAACGGAATGTGTCAAATATGCGGAGAACACTTTCCTCAAAATAAATTGACCATAGAACACATAAAACCAAAAAGCAAAGGTGGTGATAACGATTATTTCAATTTGACATTAACTTGCGTAAAGTGTAATTCACGAAAAGGAAGTATATTTCCATACTACGATTACAAAGGTGATGTGTTGAAGGCAACTCCACCAAAACCTTTTTATGAAGTGGGTGGTGCTGGTCGTGAAGAATGGAAACCATATCTATTTAAAAATTCTTCTTTTTAATTGTTGACATTTCTTATAATAACAAGTATAGTGGTGGCACAATTAATTCTTCCTATGTAGGAAACATAGGCATAACGGCCGATAAGGGGTGTCCAAACCATTCGCAATGAGAGGGGCAAAACATTTCTTTCACGCATCGGTGGCTCGAATGGTTAGGCAAGGGACTGCAAATCCCTATTATGCAGGTTCAAGTCCTGTCCGATGCTCCATAAACAATTTTTATGCCACCTTAGCTCAGTTGGTAGAGCACCTCACTTGTAATGAGGATGTCGTCAGTTCGAATCTGACAGGTGGCTCCATTTTAATGTGTCGGGGTATAGCGTAGCCTGGTATCGCGCTTGCTTTGGGAGCAAGAGGTCGCAGGTTCAAATCCTGCTATCCCGACCATGTGTCCACATCGTCTAGTCAGGTTAGGACACCGGGTTTTCATCCCGGCAACCGGAGTTCGAATCTCCGTGTGGATGCCATTTTGATTCAAAACACAATAGGGTCGGATAAGTTTTATTCTTATTCGACCCTTCTTTTTTGCAGAAGTAGCTCAGTTGGTTAGAGCAACTGGTTTACACCCAGTAGGTCACAGGTTCGAGTCCTGTTTTCTGCACCATTTTTAGTTTAAAGTTATATTTATATATTCACATGGAAACAACAGAACTTAAACAATTGATAAAAACTTGTATTTCTGAACTATTATCTGAGGAAGGTGGGTTTAAATATAATGTAGCAAATTTAAGTTTAGATAAAGCAAGAGATTATGCTGAATCCGAGTTTATTAATGCAGGACAAACATTAAACGAAGTAATTCCAGATTTTGATAAAAATTACATGAATCTTCAAAAGGCGTGTAAATCTGCTTTAGATATTCCACGAATTGATATGCCTGTTATTGAACCGACTGATATGAAGTTATTCACCAAAAAACTTGCTCTTGGTCATATTGATATTTTTAAACCTTACAAAATTGATTCTTTTATTGGTAGATTTCCAAAAGGATTGAATAAAAAAGTAGGTAAGCAATGGGTAAATCTCGGAATGCAAGATGGCAACCCAAAAGATGATGTTATCAAAGGTAAATGGACAAAGTTTCCTGCAAAGAATTTAAAACCAACTCAAAGTCAAATTTGGTTGGAAAAACTCGTTGGTAATATCATTCAATTTGGTGTACCATTAGATGGTTCTCCTATTACCAAAGCATCTGTTATTGCTTCACAAGAAGGTTATATATTAGACGGACATCACCGTTATGGACAGGCAATGCTTGCTAACCCACCATTAAAGTTGTCAGCACTTTATATACCATTAGACATTAAAACACTACTTGCAATGGGTAGGTCATACGGTAATGCAATAGGCAATAAACAAAAAGGTTAATTCACCTTTATCATTTTTTATATAAATGTATATGTATATTCAATGGATATATATACATATATTTTAATTGGGGCTGTAGCTCAGCTGGAAGAGCATCTGATTTGCATTCAGAAGGTCATCGGTTCGATCCCGTTCAGCTCCACCAATTTTAAAGGAGCATCGTTATGAAAGTAGAAATAGACAAAGAAACCAACGAAGTAGTTATTCGTTTGCCAATAGAAAAAGAACCAAAAGACTCTGCAAGTGGTAAAACAAAAATCATTGCATCGTCAAGTGGAAGAAATGTTACAACCGAGTCATATGAAGGAAAGCAGTTGATGGTAACTGCTAGTGTTTATTATAAACCATAACTTTTTTGTAATAGATATATATTTATTATACATGAAGTCCGAAAATATTGTTTGTGAAGAGTGGAAGGGGTATCGTCCCAATATGCCTGTTCAAGTTGTTGGTGTAAAAAACGGAAAGATTACATCCAATGGTGGTGGAGTTGAAGTATTTAAAAATCTCAAGGATGCACAGAAAAAGTATTCAGACCTTGATCATGAAGAAAATTCAAAGAGATTCACTTGGGTTATGCGAGGAGAGGTCAATGGAAAAGATGCCGGACGATTTGAAACATGGCAAGCAAATAAAATGTATTCTATGGAAGAGCAAACATTCCAAGATACAATGAAAGAAGCAAAATTTAATTCTCGTATTCTACCTGCTAATGTGGAAGACCTTGAAATGAAAACTTTAATTGTTGCAATCGGAAGTGCAGTTGTTGGGTTGCTAGATAAAATAAAAAAGAACACGGGATCAAATGCTAATCCAGTAAGTTTGCAAGTTATCAAAGGTGGAGATGCTATTAAATCTGCACTAAAAAGTCAAATGGATTTGAAAGGTAAAGATGCTCTTGTTGCGTTCTTCAAAGAAACAAATAAACACTTTGATGCGTCTGCTCCTGTTATATCAAGTATAGTGAGGAAATATAAATTGAAATCAGATAAGTATAGTGGTAAGGTATTCGCAGAACAAGAAACAAAATTACGTGAACTTGTTCGTGGTTATTTAAAAAAGATGTCAGAAAAGGTAGATGTAAACATTCCTGATAACATAGTTGATTTACAGGATCGTATTGCCCAAAAGAAGAACGATGTTTTTTGGTGGGAAAAGCAATTACAGAAATCAAGAAAGAATAGTTTAATTGCGATGCGGTCAATGCACCACCAACAAGCAAAGAAAGATTTAAAAGATTTGGAAAAAGCACTTAAAAAAGCACAAAAGAACGAGTCAACCGAAGAACCGATTGAAGAAGCAAAGAAAAGTAAAATGATTCCTATGGAAAAGTACGGAGCTGCCTTTATGGTTGATAATGGAGTTCTTTTATCTGTTCCTATGTTGCGTGATGGTGGGTTTGAAACCTTTGGTGGAGAACTTGATTGGGGTGAAGTAACTGCTCCGGAATCTCAAAAATTTCTTGATGACATCAACAAAAAATTTAAGACGAAGTTCAAAATGAATGACTTCGCAGGTAGATAATGTATAAATTGGGTGAATCCAACATTCACGGGCATGGTTTAATTGCTACTGAAGATATTGAACCAAATGTAGATATTGGATTAAGTCATATTGGTATTGGTTTGGTGAATGGAAAAGTTGTTGCCGGTGAAGCAACCGATATAGGCAATTTTCAAAATCATAGCAATACACCAAATTGTGTTAATAGGATTGTAGACAAAGACCTACATATGGTTACCACACAAACAGTAAAATGTGGAGACGAATTGACTGTAAATTTTTACGAAAATACAAATATTTGTGTTAACATAGAAAACTCCGAAAGTTGGAATAAAAGTCAATTTTTATAATATTTATAGATGTTATGGGAAATAAAAAAGAATTTAGTGGGAAACCTTTTACAAAAGAAGATCGTGAACAATCACTTCAAGATATTCTTCCGTGTGAGATGGATGATAAAAGAACCGTGTGCAATGTTGTTAGATTAATTTATCAATCTGCACAAGATGAAGCATATAATCTTGGTGCTATTCGTGAACTTGCCTTAGAAGCAATGTGGATGGGAAAACGAATGAATGATAAGTTAGAAAAAAATCGTCAAGAACAAATGTACGAAGAGTATATAAACCAAGACGAAAGTGATCTCAACTATAATTCTGATATGTACGATCTTGCTCAAGGAAACTGGGATTAAATAGTTATCGTTCTGATATGTATATATTGGAATGACTAAACCAACTTGCTCAGACGAAACTTGCTCATATCCAGAGACGTGTGACTGGAATAATATGTGTATGGCAGACCAATTAGAAATAGGTAATGAAGTAAGAATGTATGAAACCTCAATTGATAAGATTGGGGTTCTTTTGTGTCATGGTTTTTTATCAAAGCACGAACAGATGGTCCCACTCAGCAATTATATATACGAAACACTTGGTTGGGAAACAAGTTTGGTTGAACTAACTGGACATGGTTATGATGAAGAAAATATTACAAGTGCAACTTGGTCTGATTGGGTGGATGACGTAAAAACCAAGTATTTGAATCTCAAACAAAGATGCGATAAAGTTTACATGATTGGATTTTCGTTGGGTGGTTGTATATCTGCATATGTTGCAAGTTTGAAAAGCATCAAACCCGAAGGACTGATAATCATAAACGGAGTGTTTGGTGTAAAGAATGTTTTCAATAAACTTCTTCCTGGTGTTATGATATATAATAAAGTTTGCAAAAAGTTAAAACTACAAAAGATTATGTTGGAATCCATTACCAATGATAGTGAGGCACCTGATTTGAACCAACCTCTTGTCAATTTATATGCTACAAACGAACTTCGTAAGATGTCCAAAATTACAGGCACTATATTGAAAGACATAAGATGTCCCACTTTCTTGATTCAGGAATATAACGATCCAACTGTATTTTATGGAAGTGGGAAACGAGCATTTAAAAAATTGGGTGCAACCTTCAAAAGATTTCACACAACAAAACTGAATACCCACCTTACCATTTACGACAAAGGAATGGAGTGTAATGTATTTTGTAAAATTTTGGAGTTTCTGAAAGATGTTGAAAAAGACACATTTCTAAATATTGCTCACCGTGGTGCAAGTGGTGATTTTACCGAAAACACATTACAGGCATTTGAGGAAGCAATTCGACGTGGGTGCGATGCTATTGAATTTGATGTACAACCAATTGGTAATCAATTCCGAGTATTTCACGATGATAACTTTAAAAGAATGTTTGGTGTTGATAAAGATTCAAATAAAATAAAAGAAAGTGAAGTAACCAAGTTGGTTTACCCAAATTTAGAAAAAATACCCACACTACAAGAAGCACTTGATTGTATTGCAGGTAGAGTTCACATAAACATTGAGATAAAGAGTTCAGAAGTTGCTACAAACATTGCTAATATTACAAGAACTTATCTTAAAAAACCAGAGTGGAACAACAAAGACATAGTACTTTCAAGTTTCAGTAATGCCACTGTTAATATGCTAAGAAGACATTACAAGGAATTAAAGTTATCGTACTTGGTTTACGATCACTATTGTAATTTAAAAGATATGAAAGTTTTGAAAAGCAATTACTTTAGATATAATCTTCATTCTCTGAATCTTCCGTTGGAAGGTATTACACCTGAAATTGTAGAGTATTGCAACAAAGATAATATACAGATATATGTATATACCGTAAATGAAACTAAACAAATTCGTTATTTAAGAGAACTTGGTGTAAGTGGAGTATTTACTGACTTTCCAAGATTGATACGATAAAGTTGTTTTAATATATATTTATTTCGTATGGATGTTGTCCAACACTATTTGTCGGGATTTGATTTGCACGAAGTTACTTCTAATTTAAAAGAATTATTGCACGAAGCTGCCACTACAAATGCTTCGGATGCCGAGGTTGCTATTTGTGTTGCGTACAACATCAAACAAGGTAAAAAAGAAGCAGATGCTCTTAAATCAGCAGGTGTAGACAAAGCAACTTGGAAAAAGATTAAAGCAAACAAAGCAGTATACAATGCAGGTAAAAAAGTTGCGAAAGGATTAAAAAACATCGGTGGATCATTAACATGGTCTGGTAAAACATCTGCTACTACATTTTACAAAAGTGGAAAAAAAGAAGCAGGTAAAGCAGATATAATTGGTAATAATCGCAATAGACTTTCTGTAAAACAAGCAAGCAGTTCTGCAAAAAGTGCTCAACTTGTTAGTGGTACGTCTGGTGAAGCAGTTGGATTATTCGAATATGCGGTAAAGCATTTAGAAGCAAGTGGAAGAAAACTTGCAAATGATTCCGAGTTAAAAGATTTATTTGACATACTTGAAAAAGAAATGGCAAAAGCAGTTCGCAATGACATCAATGTTGAAGTTGGAAAGGGTAAAAAAGATTTTCGTGATTGGGTAATTGCCGACAGTGGAAGGTATGATGAAGTTAAAGCAAAAGCAAAAAATGCGACTGACGAAGAAATCAAAAGACATATTCGTGCAGAACTTGCGGTTGCAAATGCTATATCTAATGCCGATGCTCCAAAACTTGAAGGTGATTATATAAAAGGAGTTAAACCTATTACTCAAAAGCAGATTTCTAAAATGAGAGCAGATTATATTGGTTCGGATATGAAGATTGGTGATGTTACTATTGCAAAAGACTATCTCGAAAAAGCAAATGTTCCGTCTGAATTATTAACCAAAGAAGCACTTAGAACACAAATAATGGATTTGATTGATGTGGCATTAAAAGCAGATTCTTGGAAAAATCGTATTCGTGAAATTATACAAAACAACTCGGAACTTAAAAAGTGGATCGTTTACGAGGCTGCAAGTGGTCTTGGAAAGTTTACAGGTAAAGCATCTAAAGGTGGAAATTATTTTGGTGATAATGTTGCAGTTGCAAATAAAATACTCGTATTTGATGCTAATGGTGTAAAAAAAGTACATGACCTGTACAAATGGTCGCAAAGCAACGGAGATTTGTGTAATAATGTTGATATAAGTTTCAAAGGAAGTGGAAGACGTAAATTTGTAAAATTTGGATTGGCTGCTGAATCAATAGAAAATGATATTAGTAATATCATCAATGAACAATATTTTGAATTTGAAAAACAACTTAAAGTTTTGAACGAAGGAAAAGTTTGGGATACCATAAAAAGTGGTTTTGATTCTGCTTCGTCTTGGGTAAAATCTTCTTATGAAAAAATAGAAGCATTAATTTTACAATTCTATGAAAGTGTAATAAAGAAAGTTCTTGATTACTTTTGGGAACTATTTCAAAAAGGATTAAGTCCAGTTTTAGAAAAAATGGGATATATTATGGAAGGAGTTGTTTCTTTATCTGTTCCCATTTGGTGATAAACTTTTAAAGTATATATTTATTGTCGTGGACATTGTAGAGCATTTTATCAAAAATATTGATTCATCTTTTGAGGTAGATGATATTTTATGCGAACTTGCATTACATGATTTATTCAAAAGAGACAATAAACAAAGGTTTATTGATAAGGTTGATAACAACGAAATGCTTGATGATAAAAATAATCCACTTAAACTAAAAAGTGGAACTACATCTTTATGGAATGATATGAAAAAACAACTTTTATCTGCGAAAGATAAAGACGGAATATCTGATTGGGGTGGTCGTGGTGATACTAAAATAAAACAACTATTTGGTGTACCTATCAGTAAAATAGGCAAATCACAGAATGATATGAGTGGTGGTGCTAGTAGTGGAAATCCAAGTGGTGAAGATTGGGAAGCAATGATTGCTATTGGACTTGCCACTATTGAAAACAAAGACCCGTCAAAAGAAGTGCCAGATGAATGGTCACGAATAGAAAGAAAAGGTTTTTGGAATAGTGATTTTAATCGTGACATTGCCGAAAAACTTGCAACTGCATTTAAAAAGAATGGATACAATCCAATTTCTCAAACAGGAAGTGGAAAGGGTGGTGCTGGTGTATCAGGTGAGTGGGGAGATATTTATAAAGAATACGGAAGTGGTTCTATGAACAAAACTCCGAAGACTGACATTAAAGGTGGGTCAAAGAAAATCTCTTTAAAGAAAGCAGGTGGTTCTCAAGCAATGAGTGCCAAGCAAGCAGAAGCAGCCGCAACATTTGGAGCAGCCGTTAGAATGTATGGCAAGAATTATCCAAGTAGTGTTAATACTATTTTAGATAAATTTAAAACTTCTGTGTTGGATTTATCTGATAGTAATTATCGTGGAAGCATTGATGCTCTTGAAAAAGATATTAAAAGTAGTCAAGGTGATCCAAAGAAAATGAGAAATTTAAAACCCGTGATCGACAATTTAAAACAAGCACGTGACGATGGTAAGTTTATTACTTCGGAAATGAATCGTGTATTTTTGTCTGATTCTAAGTTCAAAAATTTATTTGTATTTGAAGCAGCCACCGGTTCTGTTAAATTTGGTGATACATCAGAAAGTCGTGCTGATACAATGGTTGAAATTGATACTGATAGTGGTAAGATTACATCTCAATATAAAATGGACACACCAAATGACATTTCTTCTCTTGCCAATCAATACAAGTTTTATTTGTCATTCAAAACAAGTGGTAATAGTGTTCCTTATATGGCACTGCGAGGGAATATGGAACAAGACCCAAAGAAGGTTACGGGTTGGATGAAAAATCAACTAATGGAAAATAAAAACTTTTCAACGATATGTCCAACTTTTTTCAACATCATTAAAGAAGGATTTGAACAAGATGCTTTTGGTAAAAGACTTTTAAATGAATCAAGTTTTCAAAATCTAAACGAGTGGCAAATGCTAAAAAAAGTTCGTGACGGAATTACTTCTGTTAGCAACAAAGTAAAAGACCGTTTTGTTAAAATTTGGAATTGGATTTCTGAAAGAATATCCAAGGCATTTGATTGGATCAAAAAACAAGGTGCAAGAGCATTAGAATATTTGCAAAAGTTTTTTGGAATCAAACTTGACAAGTGTGGAATAAGTGGAAAGTTAGAACTCTTTTCAAAATGAAAAATATAATTGAGCACTTCTTAGAAAAAAATGTATCTGAGGCATATAATATTGTTCCAAATTCTGTGGAAGAAATTGATTCACTCAAAAATACCGCAGTTGATATTGAAACTATAAAGTCGGTTTATTCTTATATATTTTCTAAAAACTCTTCACTTGCAAACCCTATTGCAGTTAGTTCCAATTCGAAAGAAAAACACATAAAAGTTGCAAGAGACATTGCGGACGATTTCGATTTAAATTCACTATCTAAAAAGTTCGGAGTTAAGTTAACGGCAGGTGACGGTTCACGTGGTCGCCGTGGTTCAAATAACCAAGGAACTGGGTTTGAGAAGGATCTTGTAGACGATATAAATCTATTCATCGAAGAGGGAATTGAGTCAACGTCGTTCAAGTATCCATCTTTAATACAAGACTTGTATAAAGACATACTTTCCAAACACAAAAGCATTCAAGTTAATTTAGAGGGAGGTGCTAACACAAAACGACCACTTGAATTTACCGAGATAGGTGCTGTTATAGGTGGTACTGCAATTAACGTTGGTCACGTGGTTACTGATGTTACTATAATCGGTGACGGAACTACATACTACTATTTATCTCTAAAAAGCTCAGGTACCGTCACCTTTTTCAATTGTGGTGTCAGAAAAATTTTAACAAAAGACCAATTTGAAAATGGAAAAATTACTAACAAAAATGGAAAAACAATTTTAGATATGTTTGGTATTGACGAGAAAAAATTTATTAACATTTTTCAATCATATAAAGGTAAAACAAAAAAACGTAGTAAAAAAGAAACCGAGGATGTTACTTCCAAGGTAAACAAAAGATCTCTTCACAGAATGTTGCTCACTGGAATTGGATATGGATATTATATGCTTCATAAACGAGGAAAGAATGTTGAATACTATAAAATGAATGTGGCAAATCTTAAAAAATCTGTAAAAGTTAAGAAGGTGGTGATTCTATGGCCTGCTCCAGGTTCTGCAAAAAGAATTGATATTCAGATTTTAACTGACAAGTATGTGTTTAAGGTAAATATAAGAAATAAACAGGGTGGTTTATATCCTACTCACATTATGTGTGATTATAGGTATATACAATAATTACTTTTTGTAAAACACAAAGATAGGTTCTGTCTATGAAGTTTGAGTTTCTAATTGAACTCTGACATACGGTTCACCCGTTTCCTCTTCATCTATATCGGCAATGTTGCAATTTACCAACTTTAAGGGTAATTTTTCAACCGACCCATCTACCTCAAACGAACATAGATCGTTTCCAAAGTAATCTTCTATTTTAATTTTCATATATATAATATAATATTATTATTATAATAAGTCAAGGTATTTATATTATTTTTTGTAAAACACAAAGATTGGTTCGTACTTGTGCAACTCTCCGTTTATTTGACAACAATTTTTGATTGTGGTTCTATCTCCACGCATTGTTGCCATAAGCATTTTAAGAGTTTCAACATACTCAAGACCGTATTCTTGTAAAATGTTTTTGCTATCTTCTTCAAGTGGTATATATCCACCATCGTGAGTGATGTCCGCAATATTCCACAATAAATACCTGTCGTTTCTTAAATATTGAGATGCAGTTTTTAATGTGGGACGAAGAAAGTTTTCTTTCCAATCTTCGTATGATGGAAACTTCTTGAAACTTTGTGTGTCATCTGATGAATATTGTTCACGATTAAAATAAGGTGGACTTGTAAATACTAAATCAAATGTTCCTTTATACTTTTCAAATTCTTTGTTTCGGTGAATAACCTCACTTCCTTCTTGAAACAAGTCGTATGTATTGCGATGACCAAAGAACGGATTACCACCATTTGTTTTGTCGTTGAAAAAATCTGCTACATATTCGTATCTTGATTTGTTAAGTTCATTTATATAGTTGTCTGTATTTGGGTCTGTTCCAACATAATGTATTTGACGATCATCTATGCTCATAGCACCAAGTATTCTTCCTCCCCATCCTGCACTTGGATCATATACAGTGAGATCATTTTTGTTTTCAATGTGGTCTGTATATTTTTGATAAACGAATTTTGCAGTTAATGGTGGAAAGTTTACGGCAGGATGTCTTCCGAGTCCAAGACGAAGTGCTTCCATGGCCGATGGAAAGATAGTTGATGTTTTGTCGTAGTAACGAACACTAAATTTATATTGAGTTTCATCAAGTGTATCAAGTTTATCAAAGTCTGTATTAAAGTCTGTTGTTTTTTCTAAATTGCTGATATTGTTGTGTTCAAGAAGGCCTTCTTTATACAACCGAAGTATTTGTTGAGCAGATAACAATAAATGATTTTCTTCATAGTCTTCAAACTTTCTTTCGGTGAAAAGTTCAATAATCCAAAAGTCATTGTCGGGATATAAATGTTTTTCTGCTATAAAGTTTCTAATCCAAGTTTCTCCATCGTTCGTTGGATATGGTACTTCATCATCGTTTTTTCTGATTGTTTTTCCGTGAGCAAAAAAAGCATCTCGTCTAATTGTTCTTCTCATTGTGACGTGGAAACTATCTCTTTTATCTGGATCAACAAAATAGTCGTAAATGCTTTCTGAATGTGTACCGGTTTGCAATGCCATTTTCGTTTTAAGCATTGTTGGAAAAAACTGATCAATAACCGTTGCGAACTTGTTAAAGTTTTTTATGATTGTGTTTGTTTTGTCAAGTTCATCAATATGTAAAAACTTGCTAACATCATATCTTTGTAGTTTATTAAATTGTGCAATAATATCTTTTTCGATTTTACCACTTCTTGGTGGAATTCCTTTTTCATTCCAAGTAGTAACAATATAATCTCTTAAATCATCCAACCAAATTTCAAGTTCCTCTTTGCTTTTTAAAAGTAACTGATGGAAGGTTGTGTTTTGCTCCCAATCTACGAGGTTGTTTTTCTCGTAAAAATATTTCTTCATTTCTTGTAAAACACGAAGATAGGTTCGTACTTTTGTAACTCTCCGTCTATCTTGCAACAATTCTTAACCGTTTCTGCTTTAACACCACGCATTGTTGTCATAAGCATTTTAAGAGTTTCAACATACTCAAGTCCGTATTCCGCAAGAATATCACGACTATCTTTTTCTAATGGCATAAATCCATCTCCATCTGCAATGTCTGCGATATTCCAAAGCAAGTATCTATCGTTCTTCAAATATTCGGCAGCCGTCTTCAAAGTAGGACGAAGAAAGTTATCTCTCCAATCTTCATACTCTGGAAACTTTTTGAAACTCTGAGATTCATCTGCTGAATATTGTTCACGATTAAAATATGGTGGACTCGTAAAAACCAAATCAAGTTTGCCTTTGTATTTTTGGAAACTTGGATTTTTGGAAATTTCCTCACTTCCGTCTTGGTAAACATCATAAGTGTTACGGTGACCAAAGAACGGATTACCTCCGTTTGTTTTATCATTAAAAAAGTCGGCAAGATATTCATAACGACTTTTACCAAGTTCATCAATATAGTTGTCGGTGTTCGGATCAGTTCCTATATAGTGAATTTGCCTATCATGTACTGACATAGCACCAAGAATACGACCACCCCAACCTGCACTTGGATCATATATATGAAGATTGTTTTTGTCTTCAATGTGGTCTGTGTATTTTTGGTATATATATTTTGCAGTCAACGGAGGAAAGTTTACTGCTGGTTGACTAAGACCCAACTTAAATGCTTCCATTGCCGATGGAAAAATTCTTGAGTTCTTGTTATAGTAACGAATGCTGAAACGAAATTCTACTTCTTTGTCATCTTCAAGTATAACATCATTTATATTTTCAATATCATCACCAAAGTTTGCAGTTCTTTCTAGATTTCTGATGTTATTGATTTCAAGCAAACCTTCTTTGTGAAGTTTTTTAATTTGCTTTGCGGTGAGCATCAAACTACTTTCTTCATATGAATCAAACTTCTTTTCGGTGAATAACTCAATGATCCAAAAGTCGTTGTTTGGGTGTAGGTGTTTTTCTTTTACAAAATTCCTAACCCACTCTTCTCCGTCTTCGGTTGGACAAGGAACATCATAATCATTTTTCTTGATTGTTTTACCGTGTGCATAAAACGAATCTCGTCTTACCGTTCGTCTCATGCAGGTGTGAAAACTTTCTCGTTTCTCTGAATTGGCAAAGCAATCATATACACTCCACGACGTGTGTTTGCTTGAACCTATTTTTGTTTTAAGCATGGTTGGAAAAAACTGGTCTACTACCGTTGCAAACTTGTTGAAGTTTTTAACGATTGTCATTGTTCCGTCCATTTCATCTTTGTGTAAAAACTTATAGGTTTTATATCCTGCTAACTTGTTGAAGTTGGCAATTATGTCTTTTTCGTTTTTACCTGTTCGTGGAGGAAGACCTTCTTTATCCCATGTTTCAACTATATAGTTTCTGAGTTCATCTATCCACTCTTCTAACTCTAAACCATTCTTTTGTAAAAGTTCGTGGAATGTAATATTAACCTTACACTCTGTTAAATTGTTTTTCTCGTAAAAATATTTTTTCATATCAAGCACCAACATTCCAAAACAAAGCACCTGGTTTTGCGTGTTCTTTTACAAATTTCCATGCCTTCGCATCATAAGTTGGAGCAGATGGAAATGGTGGCATTTCGTTTTCTTTTATTGCTTTATCAAATGAATAATCTGACCTGTAATATGTTGCTCGTCCTATTTCTCTTTCATTCATTTTATGTCCAACAGATACTACACTAACAGGTATCTCAGGAAATGCAAGTTGTAAACCACGACTAATCGTTCCACTTGAACCAACACTCCATATTTCACTCGGAGGGTTTTTTGATAATGCGTTTCGTGCAACTTTTATAATACTTGCAACAACCGTTGGGTGTTCTAACCCAATTGGAAACTCCATTCTGTTTTCTGGATCTTCAGCTACATATTTTTTTGCTCTTGATTTGGTTACTGATAGCATTCCCATGTTAACCCATTCGTAAATAGCACCAAGTTTCATTCCCCTTTTTTGATATTCGTGGTAGTTCTCTGGATTTCGTTTTGCCATGAACAATATGACCTTTTTATCATACTTTTTTGCTACAGCAGGTAAAGATATTTGTGCATATCCCGTTGCGGGACAACAACCGAATACTATTTCTTTTGCGGTTGTTTCTTTTATGAATTTATCAACGAATCTAATTTTGCTTCCGTGGTTTAAAAGGTCATCTCTGACTACATCAATACCATCATAGTTGATAATAACTGGATCTGGATTTGGGTCTTCCCAATTATCTACCAATTCAAGAAGTTGGTCTTCACTCCACATATTTCCTGTGTTGTCTTCGTATATTGATTCTATAAATTGTGATAACATTACCATTCCTTTGTGTTTACTTTTTTAGCTCGGGTTTCACTTAGTTCAACTCCCATTAGTTTTCCAAGCAACCTAGTTCTTTGGGAAGGACCTGGATTGCCTTGAGTGTTGTACATAAAATAACATTTTTTTGCTTGTGTGTAATCAATGTCTTCAAAGTTGGGAAACTGGTCAACTGCCAAATCGACTATTGAATAATCTGGCCACATTATGAAACGATGCAATCCATCGTCTCCTGGTATTCCAGGTAGTTTGTATGGTTTAGAACCTCTTGGTGACAAATAGTAATACACGAACTCGGCAATTACATAGCAATAGTTTTTGGTTGGGTTGTCTTCTGACCAAGATTCTTTCATTAACTTTGTTTTAAGATGTTGTGTTCCCATACACCTAAGTGATTTGTGTAATCTTTCTTTGGTTACACCTGCTAATTTATACATTTCTTGAAGTCGTTCTTCCGAAATTTTCATTCAATATAATCGTCTGCTTCTTTTGTTGGTGGGTACAATGTACTACTTTCCACTAACCAATCTCTGAAGTTCTGATTTGCTTTTAGGTCGACAACTAGATGGTATCTATCTTCCGTTCCACCATTGAATGCAGTGTGTGGTTTTCTCATATCAAGATACCACAACTCACCTTCTTTCATTTTGTCTACCGTTTTAGAACCATCTGTATTCCACAATGTGAATTGAACCTTTGGGTTTGTTCTGATGGGAAAGTGTACTCTTGCCCATTGATTGTCTGATATACCTGCGTCTTTATCTTGTCGGTCTGTATGACGTTGAAGTTCACCTTCTCCACCTGCAAGTTTAAGAATTCTGATTCTTTCAAACTCATATGGAAGTAATTTTAAGTACTCTTCTACTGCCGGAAGTTTTTCACGCAACGGAGTGTCTTGAACTTTCCACTTTAGTTTTTCTGGATTTTCTTTTCTCCATTTGTTGTTCATTTCACTTGGTTTGATGATAAAGTCCCACTCACCTCCGTATCCTGATATGGTGATACCCGACCAAGAATCACTTTTGTTGTAATTAGAATAGTGATTTGAGAAATCTGAATTTACCTTATCTAGTTGTTCCATAATATTCTTTGGATTTGGAATCTTGGGCATGGCAAGTCTTTGTAAAGCAATTTCCTGTGCAGGATCTATATGTGGGTGTTCTCCACCCTTGAACCAAAATCCGTACATATCTGCGAAACTCGAAATTAAATTATCTTTGCGTTTGTAACCTATTGACTCAAGAAGTTCACGGATTCTTTTCAACTGCATATCGCATTCTATTACTGTAGTTCCGTCTTCAAAGAAGTTTCCTTTTGCTTCGTGTTTTTGTATGAGTTTTCCTAACCATTCTTCGTATCCCGGATAACACGCAACTTCTTGTATATAAGAATCGTTGGAACTCAATGTAATTTCTCTACCGGTGAAACTTACAATTTTCTTTTTCTTGGAGTGCATCTTAGGTATATCGAAGTATAAGATACAGGCTCGTATTTTTCCGTCTGTATCTTCTACCCAATCAACTTTTTCGTATGTATCTTCTTTATGACCAAGAAGTTTTTGGTTGGTCATGTTGTTTATTTTTCTGAATGGGTCTCTTAAACGAGGGGAATCTTTAAAAGAATCTTCTGGATGTTGTGTTTCCCAAAAACAACTTAAAAGGTTTTCGTATATAGGACTATCTTCATAAACCCACTTCTTTCCATTGTGAAATGGTTTTGGGTATTCGAGTTCGTATTTTCTAAAATTCATCCATATATTATATGGATTATTTTACTTTCCGTCAACAATTTTTTTAATGTAATCTTCCAACTTAATTTTTGCTTGCCAACCAAGATGTTGGTACGTTAAAGAAGGAATTGCTTTTCCGTAAAATCGTTCACCACGACGTTCTGGAATCATAATGTGCTTATGATTAAACATTTTTGCCACATCAATTATTTTATGTGGAACACCAGTACCAAGTGGGTACTCTCCTTGTTGTCCTTTTTCGGCTGCTAATACAACTCCACTTACGATGTCTTTGATGTGAGTAAAATCTCTTGATTGTTCTCCCGGTTCTACAACCGTAAGTGGTTCTCCGTTTGCATATTGCTCTTCAAAGATTCCTATCACGGTCGCGTAGTCACCTGTTCTTACTTGTCCAGGACCATACGCATTATAGAAGTATGTGATTTCAAATTTAAGACCAAACCAATCTGCGTAATTGTTGATAAGTTCAACCATTTTTGCTTTCATCCATGCATACGGAGAAAGGTTTTCATCTTTACCATCATTACCGAATTTACTTGAACTTGCTGAATAAATTAACTTTGCTTTTTTTGCGACACAATAATCAAGAACCATTTTTGTTCCTTGCATATTAAAGTCCCAACAATTATCGAAAGCATCAAAGCTCGTTACGATTCGTGAAAACTCCCCAAAGTGAAATACAACATCTGGTTCAAACGCATCTGCAATATCCATCTTGGTATTGTTTACGTCAAATTTTTTTGGAATCAAAGTCTGAGTGTCTTTGTTAAGATAAGTTACTTTTTTACTTTTGATGTGATTGCTTTTACAACCACTACTATAATTGTCAATACTTACTATTTCTATACTCGGATACTTTTTGAGTAGTCTTTTAATTAGTGCAGTACCAACGAATCCTGCTCCACCTGTGATTAACACTTTATTCATTATCAATAAATATTATGTAAACCTACTTCCTCTCTTTTAGACCAGTTAAATCACTTGAACTACGTATTTTATCGCCGAGACCATCAATCATTTCAATTCCATGTTTCTTGCAAACAACACTTTCTGGAACTTCACCCACACTTCTATCTCCACCATTTGCAAAGATGTTGGGTTTTATTGCATCAAGAGAAGCACACACACTTTTGTCTTCATCAATACTGAGAAATGCTTCATCTACTATTCCGAGTGCTTCTACGATTTTTACTCGGTCTGCTTCGTCCATAAATGGTTTGCCTTTTTTAAGAACACATTGATGGTTGTTGTTTACGATAACGACAAGACGATCACCGAGTTGTTTTGCCAATTCAAGATATTCCAAATGCCCTACGTGAATTGGATCAAAGTATCCACTAACTGCTACTGTTTTCATAATGTTACTCCGATTCGTGTTTTTCTGGACGATCATAGTCATCTTGAACTCGGACAATGTCATCTTCACCAAAATAAGTTCCTGTTTGAACTTCCACCAAAATCATATCTTCTGAATCACTTGGGTTTGCCATACGATGTTTTGCTTCAAGTGGAATCAATACGGTTTCACCTGGTTTGTAATCTTCCGTGACATCATCCAAGGTTATTCTTGCAACACCACTAACAACTGTCCATGCTTCTTGTCGTTTGTGATGATACTGATAACTTAGTCTTTGTCCTGGTTTTACAAAGATGCGTTTAACTTTGCAGTATTCTGCGTCTAGGAGAATTTCATAATTTCCCCAAGGTCTAATGCTTTCGTCTTGTTTACTCATAAATTTATCCCCACCTATCAGCCAAATCTTGTTCAGAAATGTCGGACTTTGTTTCTACTGATTTTATTTCCATATCAAGTTCTAATGTATCTATAATTCCATTTGCGGTATTTACCAAGTCTTCACATACTTGTTTTGGGTCTGACCACAACTTCAAATCGTGCATCATGGTAATATCATCACCGATTCCGTATGTACGAAAATCAAACTTTAGAACTATCTGGTCGTTTTCTATTTTAACATCTGATAATTTCATATATATTTAAATATCTTTCTTGGGAACAGGACCACACGTATAATTGAATTTTTCTATTGATTTTCTGTGTCGTTGAGCAACAATTGCTCCTGAATGATAGTTGTAGTATTTCCAGTATTCTTCGTTTTTCTTTTTAAATGGAAATGTTCCAATTTTCCTTAGACTTTTGTATTCAATGTTTAACTTTTCACATAAAGTTTTATAGTCTTCGTCAAGATTCTCAAATCGCATATAATGATCCATTGTAGGACTACCTTTTTTATCAAAGTAAAATGGTTGGTTGAAGTGAGTATAATTTCCAATCCACCTTGCAAACTGCTCTTTGAATTCATAACCATCAAATTTCATTTTTAAAAGTTTATCAATGTTCTCTCTGTGATTTTTTCCAACTAAACCACCATCTTGCCACCAAAAATAAGAAACCATACGATCCCAAGGATTTCGTGTAATTGTAAACTTAAAATAATTGTTGAACTTTTTTTTGCCTACTATGTGTAGTGTATCTTTGGGGTTTCTGTGAGTGGTGTCTATAACATCTTTATCACCACACTGCTCAATCAAATTGTGTTCAACACTATTACCACCGACCTTCCAAGGTTTGAAAAATATAAACTTGTGTTTGTGAGATATAATCATTTTCCATACACTTCTTTAAATTTTTCTATGAACTGATTTAACTCCGATATAGGTAATTCGTTTACACCCGCTGCTTTCTCACGACCACCACCTGTTGGGAATTGCAATGCAAGTTTGCTTGCTCCAAATGGATTGGTTTTTGGTGACCGAATACTTACACGATAGTTTTCTTCGTCTACCAATGTTAAAATCGCGAAGGCTTTGTTTGGATTATCAGTAGTTTGTTGATTACTATATATTCCCGAATAACGGATTGATGCTTTGGTGTCGGGAAGTAGTATCACTTTACCTTTGTCTGTATCGTGTAAAATCTCAGAAGAACTTAGTTCTGCTTTATCTGAAATCATTTGCGTATAAATTTTGTTAAAGATTTCCGATTTTTTTCTGTATTGAAACGGAGATTCATATTGATGTAAATCAAGATACACGTCTTTCGGATCAACTGTTAAATCCGATAATTCATTTCCGTATCCATTGTAGTTTAGTGTTTCACCAATTTCTTTTAGTTGACTCATAGAACTTTCATTGAAGCAAGGATTTAGTTTTTCTGCTTGTTCGTGTAAATTATCTCCATAAGCACCACATATTGTCCACGGACGATACAATCCTTCAAGAAAATTATCTACAAGAATGTTGGTGCAACAATTTGGGTCTGCGTCTACTTTTATTGAAAAGTTATCACCAAGTTCAGTTTCACCTGGTTCGTGGTGATCAAACCATCTTACTATGTTATTGTTATTTAGTATTTCATCTATGTAGTCTTTGTTAGACAATAATGAAATATCAAAAACAGAAAGAGTTGAGTTTTTAAAACTGACTGCGTGTCTTAAAAGTTTTACATCTCGTTTTACTCCTGTGAAAACTTCACTTTCTTGTGGAAAATGCAAACGATATTGATGCAAACTGATTATACCATCTGCATCTCCATTGAAGAAATCGTAGTACTTCATTTTATTCCTCGGCAACTGCACGACCTTTGTCTGCTTTCCAATCCTGCTCTGGTCGATCTATTTCTTCATTTCTTTTAATTACTGCATCTAAAATTGGTGATTCAATTCCATTTTCTTTTGCAAAATTGGCCAATGCGTTTGTGTCTTTTGGAAAACAAGTTCCTCCAAACCCACGATGACCATCGTGTCCTGGTACTTTGGTATGACCTGTTCCGATTCGTTTATCTTGTGTAGCAATACAACGAACATTTTCATAATCAATACCAAGCTCCGAACATATGCTTTCAAGTTCGTTAAAGAATCCAACCTTAACACTTAAAAACACATTCTTCAAGTACTTGATCATTTCTGCTTCACTTGGTTTGCATTGAATAACTTCTTTATTGACAACCGAACCATTTCCATTATTATATGCCAATTCAAACATACGTTTTGTTTTTTCATATAAAAAAGGATCAGTAGAACCAAGTATCCATTGATCGCAATTCTTAAAATCTTCTTCCCAATTTTTCTCGGTAAGAAATTCTGGCATGAAGTTTACGTCAAGTTCTTCACTTGTTCCAGGTGGAATTGTGGAACGTAACACGATATATTTGCTATCATCTATTTCTTGAATTTCTTCACATACTGCACGAACAATATCAAGATTTGCACTTCCGTCTGAATTCATTGGTGTGGGAACTGCAACGAAAATAATTTCGGACTCCTCTACAAATGTTTCAATATCCAATGTTTTAGGGTCTCTTTTTTCGGGAACTACATCCCATACCAATACTTCTACGTGTGGTCTAAGCAATGTCATTGCATGACCCACGAAACCATTACCAACTACTCCAATTTTCATATAACGCAATCTCCATTTAATTAATGCGATATAACCTTTTATAATAAATATGTAATAGATTGCTTTATTACTTGAATTTGCGTTTTATTCTATCAATTACATTTTTATCAGAAGCATTTGTTGAGTTTCCTAACGAAGACCCAAATATACTCAATACCTCATTTTTGGATAACTTTTTATCATCGTCAACTGCACGGATTTTTTCTTTAGCATCGTGGACACCCTTGATGATATTTGATGTCATTTGACTGCTTGTGATCCCCAACCAAGATATTAGTCCTGGTATTTTACCCACCAACCAAGCTATGAATTGTGTGATAATCGGCAATAACGCAGGACCCGCTATAATACAAACTGCTATTGCTCCAAGCAAACCGAATGTTCCTGTCAACCATGCCCATAACGATGAAAAGAATCCATCTTTGTTTTCTTTTGCTTTCAACTCACCTAAACTGATTAGTTTTTCTTCGGTGTCTTTTAAGTCATGTCCGAGAATTTCTTTGCGTCTACTTAATTCAACCACGTCTTTATCTCTGTCTGCTATATTCTTCACTGCAATTTCATTGTTACTTATCACATCTTCTACGTGGATTTTATCACCAGGTTGCGGTAGTCCAACTATCTCTTGTGCTTTTTGAGCAAACGACAATGCCACTAAATCTTCTCTGGACTTGTCTTCTGATAAAGATAAAGCATCTACGGTTCCTGATACGAATGCTCTTGTGTGACGATTAAGTTCTCCTTCTTTTCTTGCAATCTCACCAGCAATTTCTTGTCGTTGTTCTTTTAGACCCCATGTTACATTAAAGCAACCTTGGTTCGTGGTAGTTACAAATAATACAAATGTTGTGGTTAGGATATGTCGCAGTTTCATATCCATATATATGTAGTTTTTATAGTTTTCCTCGAAATGCAGAAACTTCTGTTGCGAATTGCTTGTTGCAGTTTGCTCTGAAATCTTGTGTGTTGGTTTTCAATGTCGTACTTGATTTTATGGGTTGTCTATTTTCAACAACTACCATGTTCGTTAGTATATATTGTTGTATATTTTTATTGTGTGTTTTCATAATCTTACAACACTCCATAACAAAGGTGTCATCGGGACCGTATCCAACAAATGATTTGGGTATGCCTATGTATTTTAATAGATTTGCAGAAATTGCATTAAACCAACCACCACCCCATTTAAATGTATCATTGGGTTTCAAACCAACAGGTCCATAGTTGGTATTTGCTATTTCGTGTGCATTTGCAGTCTTATAGTAATCGTGAGATTTTTTTAAGAAATTGTGATTTACAATGCAATCCCACGTATTGTCCCACAACTTTATTATTTGAGGTGTTATTATGTAGTATTCGTTTATATGCTTAACGTGTTCAACTGCATTTAATTGGTTTGCCAATAAAGTTTCATCAAAGTGTAAATCCGAGTCGAGAAATATAATGGTGTCTGAGTCGTTTGAATTTTTTATGGTGATTCGTCTGTGTTCGTTTACACCCAAAAACATTTCGTTGTTGTGAATATTGCAGTTTGACTTTACTGAAATTTTGCTACACACACCTTTGAATGAATTTACTATATTGTCGTGTGTTTCGCTTTTCCAATCAATTAAGGTTGGGTTTGTGTTCAACGATACATCGAGTAAAATATCAGAAGTATCGTCTAGGTACTTGATAGAGTTTTCAAAAGTTTCAACGATACCTTGAAATCTTTTTATTTCATGTGGAAAAATGTGAATTGAAATTATTATCATGTTAATATCAACTCCCAACTTCTATTGATGTAATCTGCTTCTTCTGAATCGTGTAGGTTTATCAAACGACCATGAAGTGTTTCGTAAAATGCTTTTTCTTTTTTTAATATACAATCCCTACCCACAAAAAAAGAATTGTTTATATTGTATCGGAGTTGTACACCATCGTGGATTACCACATTATTTGTTTTCTTTCCTATGGTTCTTTTTAGTAATGTGACTGACTGAGTTGGTATATATTTGGTAACCCAATTTATATAGTTATGATGACTGTCAACTACATTGTGTTTTTCATAATCTTTGATGTGGGTATCATCATTAACATAAAAGTTTTTAAATCCAGTTGTAATGTATGTTAATCTAGTTTCGTTGGTGGCATCTGTTATTAAAGTGTTTATAGTTTTTTGATACGAATTATCTGAAATCTTCAGTTTATCCGAGAGGAACACCACCACATCGGGTATGTTGTCGTAATTGGTTACTATAAAATTCAAATATGTTTCTGCGTCACCAGAGCCTATGTTTGATATTAAAGTTGAACTATTCGGATGAGGTGACTTATCAACTACCACATGAAAATCGGCGACTATTCGTTTGATTGCAAAATACTCTTCTTTTGTTTTTGATGCAACTATTCCAACTTTCAAATTTTTATTTATTTTTGGCATTCTCGATGTAATTTGTTTTTTGAGTTGCAGTTCGTGTAAGTTGTCGGTTTCAAGTTTTGTAACATCGTATTCTGGATTTTTTTTCAATATTAGTTTTAATATTTTATTTCTATAAGATAAGTTTTTATTTATCACTCCAATGAAACCATCCTCGTCTCTTGTTTTAAAGTATGTTCTTATTTCTGATTTAAGTTCTTTGTTATTTAATGTATACAAACCCGAGGAAGTTGGTAATAGGTCTTTTTTTGGGTTGTACATTGTTCGTTTTATTATAGATTCTCTTGACTGATATTTTCTTTTGGTAAAAGTCCCATGATATTCGACATATATTGTATTTGGTGCAAACGAAACTTTATTTATTTTTGTGTAATTCCGATCAACCCAATCTAGGTAATCATTTAAAAATTCTGATGTAGTTCCTTTGAAAAATCTATCGTCTTTGATAGTTGGTATTAACTCATCCTTTGAATAAACACAGCCGAGTAAATTCAAGAAATCTCCTGTTCCAACTATTGCGTTCTCGTATAAATAAAAATGTTCAAGGACATCTCGGTGGTATCCATATGCATATCCTGGCTCACCAGGTCGCTTCAAAATTTTGTGTAGTTCGGGTTTGGTATTATTAAAATAATAACTCGTAGATTTCATAACACAACTTTTGTTTGATGGTAGTAACTTTATGCAAGTTTCAAACAACTGAACCACTTTGTGCTTCTTGATGGATTTAATTGACTTGGTCACCCAATCGTGGTTGGAGAATAAAATGTCTGCATCAACCCATGCGATATACTTGTATCCACGTTTGTATAAATCACGAATTCCTATATTAAGTAATTGCTCTTTTTGCCAATACACCTCGTTTGATTGGAGTGAGATTGTGTTTTTGTGAATGTTTGATGCTCTATACTTTGCATCATCAGAATACGATTCAACTACGACAAGTTCTATATCGTCTTGTTCTGATATTTTTTGGTGGAATGATACAAAATTAATATATCTAGACAAATAGTTGCACGGATTGAAATAACAACACACCACACCAAGTTTATCATCTTTGAGTTCCATCTGCGTTGTAATTCCTATCGTATCTGTCGTTGTTTGCAACTTGCCCTTCTATATCTTTTATATGAAGTATATCAAGACCTACATTACCAGGAAGTCTTCCAAATGTGACATGACCTTCTATGTATTCATGTAAGGGTCTTACCCATTTTATTTCGTTAGAGTTTTTATATATACGACCTTGATAATCTGGATAATTAATTCGTTGTTTTTCATCACATACCCAATTCCACTTTGTTAAATGATGTTGTTGTATACCGTGAACTATATTCTCTCTTGGAACGAGTAACAAATCGACTTTGTTTGCATTTATTATTTCTTTAATATTGTGCAATAATAACTCGGTTGGTAATTCGTCTGCATCTAATTGGAATATGTACTCTTTGGTACACAACCTGTTAAGGTTGTTTTTATGTTCTGCGTAATTACCGGTGAACTTTGATGAGTGTACATTTTTACATAAATTTAATGTTTTTAAAGTATGCGTATTTGTAGAATAATCATCTAATATAATCAACTCATCGTCTGTATCTATATACTGATTTATTCGGTTTACCAACTTTTCAAAAGAAATTGTTTCGTTGTGTGTGGTTATTGCATAACTGATTGATGTTGTCATTTTAGTAAATCGTCTATTTCATTCATGTCAGTTGTGGATGTTTCATCTATATACTTTTCAATATCAAGCACCGCCTCCACGAAATTATCAACACTTCCAAATCTTGATAAAATTAATTTTGTAAATATATCATCTTTTAATTTCATCGTATTAACATTTACAACTTCATTTAAAACCCTTACCTCATCTTGTATGTCTTTTAATGTTTCTTGTTTACTGATTAATAAGTCTCTTGCTTTTTTATTAGAAGGAGGGAATAGTGTGGCATAATTTAATGTTCCCACCTTGGGTTGTTTTATTAAGTGAGTAAAATAAGTACGGTAGCAAGGATAAGTTCCTAAATAAGTTTGTATATATTTTTGATAAAAAGTCTTAGGCCTGTCAATTATCTCAGTAATCGGTGCTTTCATTTCATATCTTCTTTTTATCAAAGTAAGTGTGTCTTGAGTAATCAATCTCTTAAGAAAAGTTCTGAATTCCAACCAAGGTACATGGGATAAATTTAATCCATGAAGTAATCTACCTCCACCTGCTGGATTTAATCTCTGATTTAATACGAATACTAATCTAGGTACAGTACCAGTTCCACTTGATTTCCGTCGACTTCTTTCTTCTGGATATCTGAATGTTATTAATTGACCACGTTTAACTTTGGGAATGGAAGTTGGGAGGAATCCCGCAACCATTTTGTTTCGGTATGCAGGGAAATAGGTTTTCATGTCAAGGAAGTTTTTTGATAGTAGGTAGTTTTATTTCAACACATTCTGCTTTTTGTGGGATGTACTTGTTGAATATATTGTCATATATATTAAATATTGATGTCTTACTAAACTTATCAACATTGATTTCCGCAAGAACCTTTGCCCTTTTAAGATGCTTATCGTAGTTACTGAATACGTCAATCATCAATTCACGACTTCTGTTTTCATCTACATTAAACCACTTTGCTCCTTGGCAGAATAATGAATTAACCACACCGACCTCCGTTAGTTTTCCAGGAATCAAAGATGAATGTTTCTTTGGCAGAAAGTCCAAATGGCCTGACCACTTTGATGCTATTACTGGTTTCCCACTCAAAGATGCTTCCAACAAGGGTCTACCAAAACCCTCTCCCTTTGTATGACTGATGTGACATTTTATTTTTGAATGATTATATAAAGTTGCCATTTCCGATTCGGTTAAATCTCCGTGGAGTAGGTACACACTAGGTGGATTATTTATCTCACCTACACACTCTCTGATTCTTTTTTCAATATCAACTTGGTCAATTAAACTGAAACCCGTGCCACTTGTTTTTAATATAAGTGCTGGTTTGTTTTCATCTGCATCAAATGTAGATGTGAATGTTTGAATTAGTGACTTTATGTTTTTTCTACCACCATCATCTGATGTAGATGTTATCCATTGACCGACAAACAGAAAACAAAACTCTTCTTGTATAGAATCGAGTTTAGAGTTTATAGTCTCACTGTTTGGTTGATTTTTGTAATAGAAATTTTCACTAACGGATTCTGGTATTACTTCAATTGGTGTTGTACATTTTATCTGTTCACCCTCATGTGAGTATTGTGAGTTTGTTAATGTTTCTTTTGTAAACTCCGATGGAACTAAAACCAAGTCCATTTTGTTACACCCTTCTATAAATTGAAGTGGGCATATATTTGTTTCTACTCCGGCGGTTATTCCGACATTATATTTTCCAAGTGTCTTAAATTCTGTTGGTAAACCAAGGTGAATGCATACGTCGTACTCACCACTCGTTGCCGATGGTTGTATACGTTCTATTAATTTTTTGGTAACAGACAACTCATTATCCAAGGCATTCATTGGATTGCTCCCCCAATTCGTGACTACAAATGAAGAATCCCAATCACATAAATACTCACCAACTTCACGTGCGTGTTCTCCATATCCACTTCTAGATGCAAGTGGTGAAATGAATATTGTTTTATTATTTTTCATTACACTACCTTAATACATTTGAAACTTTCACGTGGAGTATGGGTTTCTATTGCCGTTTCAATTCCTCTGTATACACCTTCACACATATCTTCAAGTGTATATCCATTGTTTAATATAAAATCTCTACCAAGCAATCCCATTGCTTTTCGTTCATCATAGTTTTTTTCATATAGTTCGTTTATGGCAGTTGCTACTTCTTCTGCACAACATATATCATCGTATATATAAGGCACATTAGGACTTCCTATCAAGTTGCGAACTTTGGGTGATATACCAATTCCCCATGAATTATCTGAATCAATTTGCTCTGACAATCCTCCTGTTTTGTTAACGATAATTGGTGTTCCTGCGGATAACGATTCTAAGGTGGAAAGACCAAATCCTTCGTTTGATGCTAAGTTGATGGTAACATCTGCTGAATTATACATTTGATTTAACGTTTCGTCCGAAACGACTTGGTTTGAAAATATTATGTTTCGATTAGGATATAATTCATTAACGAGTGTATGTAAGTTTGAACCATATGGGTTTTCGGGATTCGTATGAACCAATAAAGCAACATTTTCGGCATCGGATGCTTTCAAGTTTCCACAAAATTTATCAAACGCATCAAATGTGAGTAATAATTGCTTTCGTCTTATATTCGTATTATTTGCAAACACCATAAATTTACATGAGTTTTCTAGAATGTTCTCACGACATCTTATTGAGTTTGATTCGTTAAGTGGACTATAAACTTTTGTATCAACTCCGTGGGGAACATATGAATGATTTTCAAAGCTACTCGTACTTTTTACACATTCATGTGTCAACTTGCTTATACACCCAATCCAATCACATGAGTCATATATAGTCTTATTATACATTGGAACTGGATCATTATCCCATACATGATAATAACACAGTGGAATGGTTTGTCTGATTTCGTTTTCCATTCTATACATCCATTCCCAATTCCTTGGATCGGTTATGTGTAATATTGCATCGGGATTTTCTTGACTAATAACTTGTCTTAAAATAGAAGGACTTCCATAACCAGATGTACAATATAATCTTACATACGAGTTTTTGCAATTAACTAAATTATTAACAGACTCAGATACGTCTACTACATTACCATCATCAGGATTTGTTTTTTGAGCAGCTATTTGAATCCAATCATATTTTTCTACACCCGACAAAACAAGTTGTTTGCATACGCGGGACACACCTGATATAACTCGAATATCGTCCCCTAGAAGCAATATTTTTTTCTTCATACAAAAACAATACTAAGTAATTGCACGAAAGTCAATCAATACTTTTTATTGTTTGTGATTGGGGCAGCCTCGTCGAGTTGTTTCTTAAAATCAGACTCACTAAGATATAAATGAATAGCACGATTAACAAGTTTTTGCAAAGTCATATCAGAATTTAATGTTTTCATTTTAAATTCGGAGTAGTTTTCTGATAACACTTTAACCGTGGTCAGTTTGTAATTGGCATCGTTCATTTAATGATAAATATACATGAAAAACACTTTTCGCACAATCTTCCAAAAAATGATAGAGTTTTTATAATCATACCACGTCCCACTTAGGTGGGTTTAATGGACACCGACTTGTTGCAAGAAGTAATTTTCCACTACTACAGCCGCATTTTTTACATCTAGCTATATTGGTAGTACCTACTTCTTGCCAAAACTCGCAACTTCTACAAATTATAATTCTCTCATTCCATTGTTCTGAAGTGACCACTGGACGGCCTGCTTTTTGCCACGCAATTAATGATGTAGTTAAATTCTTTGCCAATCCAAAAAAACCCAACCTTTCAGCATTTGATTGCGTGGGTTCATTTTGTAAAGTGCTATCTTTTTTAGTAACGGGCGTTGGAGTTGATTTTATCGTTTCCTTTAATATTGGTGCAGGAGTAGGTGTATCGTCTTCTTTTTTATATCTTTTAAAAATTTTACCCATTTGACTGAGAACCTTTGTAAAATTAAATCTATCCTAAATACTTATATATGATGAGTGCAAACATTTTAGTAATCCCGAAGGAGAACGATGAATTGAATGCTGATATAAAAGCAAACAAGGAAAAATATATGAAGCATATTTTAAAATGTTTTTCAGAACTTGTCAAAGATTCTCTTATTCCATCGAAAATTTCTTTATTTAAGTTTAGAAATACTAACCTTGAAATAGTGGTCAAACAAGAAAGTTACATTCCCAACTTGCAAAATTTACTAGACTATTATATAGAATTAGAGAAATATGAAAATTGTACTATTATAAAAGACATTATAAAAAAAATAGAAAATATTAATAATAAAGACGAACCAGTTGAACAAGACTAATTAAACAGTAGACTCACGTCATAATAAACAGGAAACTCATCATGTCAAGCAAGAAATCAAAAACAGTTACAAAAAACTTAATTCACGATTGTCACTTGCAAGATAATATGAGAAGCAATCAACTTACTCGGAAATTGCAAATCAAGCATAAACCGTTTACAGACAAACAAAAAGCATTCATTGATATAGCTTTAAATGAGAATACAAAAATGATGTTTATTCAAGGTCCTGCTGGATGTGCGAAAACCTATTTAAGTGTATATTGTGGTCTTGAGTTGATAAGTAATGCAAAAGTTAGTGAACTTGTTTATATTAGAAGTGCAGTAGAAAGTGCTGATTCCAAGTTAGGATTCCTTCCGGGAGCACAAGAAGACAAGATGGCTCCTTATTTAGAACCATTTAAAGATAAACTTGAAGAATTTCTATCAGCAGTTGATGTAAGGTATTTACAAGAAGAAGAAAGAATTTATGGAATTCCTGTGGGATTTCTAAGAGGTGCAAGTTGGACAGATAAGTTCGTTATATTAGATGAAGCACAGAATATGACAGAAAAAGAACTTATAACTACTATGACAAGAATAGGTGAAAACACTAAAGTTTTTATATGTGGTGATGTCATGCAAAGTGACATTGGAAACAAAGGAGGATTGAAAAATATAATTGATCTTTTCTCCGATGATGAATCAAAAAGTAAGGGAATTTTTAACTTTGAATTTGACGAAGAAGACATAATTCGGTCAGAACTAGTAAAATTCATAGTCAAGAAGATAAAAAGTTTAAGGTAGACAATATTTATGAAAATATAAAAATATATGTATATTTATTATATATATTGTTAGCACACAAGGTATGGCCAACCAAAAAATAACAGATTTAAACAAGATGCAGAAGCTGTCCAAATCGGATTTGCTTATTGTAGTGGACACAGATGCCTCTGGGTTATCGGGTTCTCCAACAGGTGAAACGATGGCAATTGAGGCAAACACACTTGCTTCACAACTTGCAGAAATCCAACAGGGTGATGTAGGTATAAGTTTACCATCTTTGTCAGATGTCCCTAATGATTACACTGGATGGGGTGGAGGATATCTGCAAATTAATGAATCAGAAGATGGTGTATCATTTACAGACTCACCTGGTGCATCTGAGTTATCAATACCCATTGCAAATGAAGATGGAATTTTAAACTTTTATGTTCCTGCGGGATCTTCACCTGAAGCAGAATATCAAGTAGGTAATGTATTAACACGCAACGGAACTAAATACAGAAAAGCATCATCAGTTTATCGGTCGGACGAATTAAATGCAGTTGTTGATGATACACTCATGGAAGTTGTCGGAGTAATTCGTAAAATAAAAAGAGAAGATGTATCTGATGCTAATTCTAAGATAGAGTATATAAACATTGCATTCGGAGGTCATGTTCAATTTGAAGGTGCTGACGGCAAACCTATAAAACCACATACATCAGAAATAGTTGATTCAGACGGAAATCCACAACCTACAGCTTTGGCAGATGGAGCAACATACTTTTTATCTTCCGACAATTTAAACGGAAATGAGGGTATGTTAAGCAGAAGTGACCCGTCACAATCATTTTCAGATGCGTTGAGTCATGTTTCAAAACCTGTGCTAGTGGCAACAAGTGAATCATCAGGTGTATTAGTAAATTACCGAGGACTAATATGTGAAAGTGGAGAAGAACCACATAAGTTCGTAATTGAAGTTGATGCATCTTGTAGTAATGTTAAAGTTGGTGATGTTGTGCGTCTTAAACGAAAAATTACAAGAAATCTAGATGGTTCGTTTGGAATAGATCCAACTGGTCCATTTGAAGAAGTAAACGAGGGTGCTAAACCTGCGTATTTAGATGTGGTTATTGATGGTAATCATATAATGTCAAATGCAAGAGCAGCTAGTGGAGTACTTAATGAAAAAGACAAAGCATATTACGCAGATGTTCTTGGAATTGTTATTGTGTCAACATCGGACTACTTTCAAGTTCAAACAGCGGGAATGGTAAATTTTGAAAAACCAGCTGGTATTTTGAATGTTGGAAATAATCAAAACAGAACAAACGCAATTTTCAAACAAGGATACACCTATTACTTGGATGCGTTTGAACCCGAAACAGTACAAAGTGAGTTTAGTCGTGCAAGATTATCTCAAACTATATATGATTATACTGAACAAGAATACGAAGATGCTTATCAAAACGGGATGGAATCAGCTACATGGGCAGACACCGACATGATGGAGGTTACTACAGGAATTAGACCTTTCAGAAATACTACAATACACAACCCTTTTAGGCGAGATGATAATACAGGTGCGGTTACTGTGTATGAAAAAGCAGTATTTTATGCAGTGAGTGATACACAAATTTTATTATTAAACTCACCTGCGTATCCTTCACCAGTAGACCAATGCAATGCAACAAACCCAAATCCGTCATCATCTACTTTTTGTGGAGCAGGAGGAAGAACAACGAATTTAACTACGACAGAAGCACCTTATACAAGTATAACTGCAAACGCATTCATAAATTCTGCATTACCAAACTCGCAAGAAAATGATCATGTATTTATTACTCACACAGGATGGCAAGGAACGGACACCTTTCAAGCAATTGAGGGTCAATATGTAACAGAAAATTGGTACTTACCTGCGGATAGCAATACTGCAACTGCGACTGGAGTTTGGACTTTAATAAATAGGACATCAACATAATGGGTTCGTTATATGACATAGGAAATATGCGATACAAGCATTTTACGTTTTATTCACGTGGAGAAGCAAGTGACTATACTCCGTTAGATGCAGAGTTTCCTGGTGTAACTGAGTTCCCAAATAATATTATTACAGACCAACAAAAAGCAGAGTACACAACACAACAGGCAAATCAACACCAAGTTGCTTACGACAAATTAATTGATGAGTTAAAAGATTTTCTTGAAGCAGTATGGCCACTTGATGCCATATTTGGATATAATGCAGAAGACGATACAGCGTATGTTACATATATAAAACAATCAAGTGATGGTACAATCGTAATTGAAAATATATACACATTTAGGCGTTCAACTCCTAAACTTGGAGGTACTGCACAATGGATGTTGGCTCTTGCTCCGATAAAGTCGGTAAATCCAGAAGATTACATCACTACAAATACTAACACGGAAGGAGGTTACTAAAATGGCAGGTTCCACTTTTAATTTAAGAGGATGTTCAAGTGTAGGAGGTTCTGCCGGAAATGGTGGTGGATGTGGAATAAACGTTAGCGTTCCTGCTATTACAGGTACACCTGAATCATCCGCAACTGAAATTGCAACTAGAGCAACAACATTACTCAGAGAATCTATTTCAAGAGAGATAAGAGAACACTTGGCAGATACAGGTATTGATAGCAGAAGAATTGCATTTGAAACTATACTTACATATGATTGCCCTAAAGTTGGTGATGTAGTTCGTTGGGATAAAAAAAGAGGAACATATGATAAAGCATATGCAAAATACGATTTGACACCTGGAATTCACGATAGAGAACATTTAACTGAAGTGATTGGTGTAGTTGAGAGAGTAGAAACAATTTGTGATGGAAGTGCAACGCAACCAACTGGTATTAACACTAACGCAACAATTGTTATGTTTGGTCATATTAGATTCGAGGGTATTGATTTGGATAACAATGCTTTAGAACCAGGTACTACATATTTTTTATGGGATCAAACTTTTCCAGAACACATTTCATTTGCAAGCAACTTATCAACAAGAGAACCTGCAATAAGCAAACCAATTTTACTTGCAACCGGTCCATCCGAAGGAATTATACAACATTATAGACCCATGACAGGATCATCCTCTGGTGGTCAAACTGAACTTGAAGAATACGTAATCACACCTACACTCATAGAAGGTGGGTGGCAAGTTGAGATACAAAACATAGGTTCTATGTCAAGTCGATTCCCACTTGTAGTAGAAGTGCATTACAATCGTTTGTTGGGTGGTGATGATTATATAATGTATAAAGAAATTGGTGCGTTGAGAAGTAGTGAACAAGCAATTGTTTTAAATGACGAATCAAATAAATTTACATTTAATGTCACCAAAGATTCAAGTGAATTCGGAATTGTATCTGGTGACGATGCAATTAGAGAAAACGGTGTCAACGGTGTCGGTGAGATTACTGTGAAAGTAAAAACAACAAACGGAGACAATTGGAGTAAATCATCAATTAGAGACACAATCCCATTTGCAACAAGTGCAAAAGTACGTTCCATACCTAATCTACAAATTACAGGTCGTTGTGCTGAAGCACAGCAGGTTGACATAGAAGATAAGGTTGTAGGACCTGGTGGGCAAATAAACGAATCTCTTACAGAGGGTGCTATGTATGAAATCCGACTAGAAGAGGGAGTAGGTGGTTCAACAAACACAACACCACTTGGATTTGAAATTGATATGGCAACTGATTTGTATGTTGAAATGCGATGGACAAACGATAATTCAGAAATCGAATCAGTCATCACAAACTTCTCTTTGCCAAGTGATGGAGATAATGCAGTTGAGATTTTCCCAGCAAATGAGTCAAATGGTGGCATAACAGAAAGGCAGGTAACACTTCGTATTAAAACTTCAAACGGTGAAGACCTTCCATCTAATCACTGGGCACAATACTTAACACAAGATTTATATCCAATTCTGTGTAGTGATGAAATGTGTTGTGGTTCTGACAGAGCAATCATCAGCAGTAACTCAGGAAATTCAGTTTCCATAAGTGAACTTCTCGATAATACCGACAATACATTAATAAACAATCCAAACAATGCAAGGTTGTACACAATGGCAGATGGAAGCAACATAATATGGCCAACCGGTCAAAAACCCGTAGATGCTCTTGAAGTTTCGTGGAAAAATGTTAGAGAAGACATTCAAATTTGTTATCCTGTAGGAGTCAAGAGTGGCTCAGAACCTGCATTTATGACCATTTATGCAAATGAAGCAAGACCTTTTGTACCAGGTCAGAGCATGGATTCATTTACATACGATCCAAGATACATACTTGCCGAAATAGGAGCACAAGAAACACTGAACGGACAAATTGTCAAAATGACAATAAACTACGGAACATCACGTCAAGAGTGTTGCTTCTCAATTCAGTTTAACGGAACACTAGAAGGAACACACTATACAATAGCAGAACTGTGTGAATCAGGTCTTCTTATAGGTTCTACATTAGGTTGTCCACAATCTTGTGGTTAATTTTAAGTGAACACTATATCAGTAGTAATACCGATATACAAACTTACCGGTTTTAGATTAAACAACTTTGAGTTTGTTCTAAAACAACTTCTAAAAATAAAGTGTAATATCGTTGTATACGAACAACACAGCGAATACACCAAAACCGACTTGGAGTCTCGTTTCTGTGTGACTCATATAATAGATAATATAGATTCAGAAAACGTAATCCATAAATCCAAATTAATTAATCGTGCAGCCGAACGAATAAAGTCCAAGTACATATGGATGGTTGATGCAGATTTTTTTACTGACTATAAAGGTGTATTGAATTATGTAAACAAAAACACTCACGATTTAATAAGACCCTTTAGTTCTGTTTTGTTTTTAAATGAATACGAAACCAATCAACTAATATCATCGGCCGGAGTTTCGTTGAACGGAGACTATTCCGCAAATAACCAAACTGGTAAGTTTTCCTTTATTGTTAATCGTGATCTTTTTTTGTCAGTTGGTGGCATGAACGAAGATTTTATAGGTTGGGGGTTTCAAGACTTGGATTTTATAGAAAACAGACTTCCATCAAATGTGTCGTTGGGTATAGTAAATCAGACGGGATATCATTTATACCACGATAGAGCATCTCAAAAATATGCTGATGCTAATTACAGAATGTACTCAAATACACGAAAAGAAAAAAAGTTAATAAAATCACAAGATACTGAAATAGAATATAGTGGTAAAAATTTTACTTGACGAATTTTCTTCGGTATTATATTATAGTAGTATGAAAAAATATACCGAATCCGAATTAGAGACAAACTATACAAACTTTATAAAATTCATTGAAGAAACCTTCACAGGTGAACGACAAGAAAAACTACTACATTTATATGGAACAGACGATGGATGTTTTGGTTTACGTGCATTAATTGCACCTGCAAGTGGAACTACGCACTACCACAACGCATACGATGGTGGGTACATTGACCATGTTATGAATGTATGTAAAGCTGCAAGAGGTCAAAAAGTTCTACTTCAAAGTTTGGGAGCCAGAATTGATTTTACAGACGATGAGTTGATGTTCTCTGCTCTGAATCACGATTTAGGGAAATTGGGTTCACTTGATGGAGAACAATATCAACCGAACGATAGTGAATGGCATATTAAAAACCAAGGGAAAGTTTACAAAATGAACACAGACATTCAATGGATGAGTGTAACTGATAGATCCGTTTTTATTCTACAACACTTTGGCATTACTTATTCTGAAAAAGAGTTTCTTGCAATTAAACTTTCGGACGGAATGTACGATGACTCCAACATTCAGTATCTAAAGTCTTTCAATCCAGATAACGGCCTTAGAACAGAATTACCAAGAGTGATTCATTGGGCAGACCACATGGCCTGTGTGCTTGAAAAGTCTTTGACAGACGAGAACTTTAAATTTGATTAATTTTACAAATTTGATAGTTTTCGTTATATTTATAATTTAGAACAATGCTCAAATGAGGTTGTTCAACGGATGCCCAAAACGGGATTCGTAACTAAAATAGGAAAAATAAAATGAAAAACTACGGATATAACAAGTCCAATGGAACAGGACTTAATAAACACGTTCCATCACTACGAGACGAATTTTTAACTCCATTCGACTCTATTTTTGATAAAATGGTAAATCAAGCATTCCCAAACTTCGGGCAAGAATTCGGAGTAAACTTTTTTGGGAATAGTTCATACCCAAGGGTTAATGTTGCTGACACACACAATGAAGTTCGTATAGAAGCAGAAATCGCAGGATTGGATAAAAACGATGTTTCTGTTGAATATGAGGATGGACTACTAACAATTTCAGGTGACAAAAAAACTGAGATTGAAGATCCAGACGTTAAGTATGTATACAAAGAACTTAAACGTTCTTCTTTTAAACGTTCTTTTAAGGTGGATGATTCAACATTAGAAGTGGGAAAAATTTCTGCCAAGTTTGACAACGGAATACTAAATGTAGTAATTCCAAAGAAAAAGGTAATAGAATCCAAAGCAAAGAAGGTTAAAATTCTTTAAGAAACACGATAGATAGTTATCGGAACGGGTGTATGTAAAAATACACCCGTTTTTTTATAATTATATTATATTTATACAAGGTGATACTAATTAAATAAACTGATGGGAGGATATATATTATTATGAAGATGTTTACGGCAATTGTAGGTCTGTTGGCACTTGCGGTGGCAGGAACGGCAGCTTTCTTTTCGGTTTGGGGAATTAGTTTATTGTTCGCAGGAGCATCTATCGCAGCTATGGTAATGGCTGGAGTTCTTGAGGCTGGTAAGTTGGTAATGACATCCTTTTTGTATAGATATTGGGACAGAGTTCCACGTATGCTACGAATATATTCTACTGCGGCGGTTATTACTTTAGTAGGCATCACCTCGCTTGGTATTTATGGATTTCTAAGTGATGCATATGACGATACCCGTGCAAAAGTTGAAATGCACAACAATAATATCGTGCAAATACAAGCAGAAAACGATCATATTAAGGGTGAAATGGAATCACTCAAGCAATCATCTGATACGGTTGACAATAAATCTACGGAAACTATTGCTGGATTTCAAAAAATATACGATGATTTCGTCAAAGATAGACGTGACCGACAAACATCTCTCTCAGACAGATATAAATCAGACTCTGAAACACGTCAAACACGCAGACAACAATTACTAGATAGGCTTGAGGTACTTGATAAGGCAAGAAGTGAATTGGAGGCCTCCGGTGGGGGATTATTCTCAAACAAGAAGAAAAAACTAGAAGAACTTTCAACCGCACAGGCACCAGAAAGAACATCTATTGCAGAATCTATGAAAAAAATAGATGCAGAGGAGACCGAGGCAACCACGACTTATAACAATCAAATAAATGCTATTGATTCCGAAATTGAAAAAGAATATGAGGTGTTCGTTGGTAAGGTTAATAATTTACGTGATGAATCAAACAAGATTGATAATACATCTACTATTGAAGAAAACTTTGAAAAACTAAGAAAGAACGAAGAAAGAATTCTTGCAGAAAAAGATGCTATTAGAAATACTGATATTGGCAGTTTTAAGTTTATTGCTGAGTCATTTAATGCAGAACTAGATCAAGTTGTAAAGTGGTTTATTATTGTAATCGTTATAGTATTTGACCCACTTGCAATTGCTTTAGTATTAGCATATAATATTATTTCCGGTGGAAAGTTGACACGTGATGACGAAATAGACGCACCGAAAAAAAAAATTGGATAGATAATCTACCGTTTGCCAAGAAGTATCAAGACAATGGAGAGTTTGAAGAACCAACTCCAACGCCTACCCCAACTCCAACTCCAAACCCAACGCCTACTCCGACACCAACTCCAACTCCAACCCCAACTCCGACACCAACTCCAACCCCAACTCCAACACCGACGCCGACGCCTACTCCAACTCCAACACCGACGCCGACGCCGACGCCTACTCCAACACCGACACCTACTCCTACTCCGACACCAACTCCCACTCCAACACCGACGCCGACGCCTACTCCAACTCCAACTCCAACACCGACGCCGACGCCTACTCCAACACCTACTCCTACTCCGACACCAACTCCAACTCCAACTCCAACACCGACGCCGACGCCTACTCCAACACCGACACCTACTCCTACACCAACTCCAAAAAAAGTGGAAGATGATAATGTTATATCAACTCCGATGTATGATAACAAGGAAGAGTGGGAAGAATATGTAAGGGTAAATCAATTAGATCCACGTGGGTTCAATAAAGGACCTTATTATGTTCCGTGGAAAGAAACTTCAATGAAAGCATACGAGGAATATATTATACGCAAGAGATACAAACGAGACAGAGAATATATACCAGGAAGTACACTCGGTAATATGCCTACAAAAAAAGAATCGGACAAAAAAGACGATACAAAAAAAGATAACTAATAATTTATTTTGTTGACATATAAATATATATGTATTATATAACACCTATGTATGAAACGTATTTTATTGTTGCGTTGGCAATTTCGTGGCTAATTTTTATACCTACACTGGTATATATTATAAGAAATTTATATATTAAAAATAATGTATATGAAACTTGGGTTGTGGAAACAAAAGACGCAGTTTCTAAACTAAATAATGATATTAAGGATATTGATTCTAAAGAATTATTTGAAAGTGACGATGAAGTAGGGGTAGTATACACTGGTATACGAGATTTGATACGTGAACTTGACAATAAAATTAACGAGGACGATATATGAGAGCAAATGCCAAGACCGAAGCAAATAAAAAAACAAAGACAACCACAAAGACCAAAGCAAATGCCACGGATGAAGAACAACCATTACCAAAGAAAAGAAGACGTCGTAGGTCAAAAACTAAAAAGAAAATGTATTTCACACAGGAGACCGAAGATGCAATTGTTGCGTACAATGAGTCGGAAGATCCCAAGTTGAGAAATGACATATATAATGAAAAAATAAGTTATGCGTTTGATAAACTTGCTGAAAACATTCTTAATACATTTAAATTTTCTTATTTTCAATGCAGTCACGAAGATGTGCAACGGGAAACTGTAAGCAATTTAGTAAGTAACATTCACAAATACAAACAAGAAAATGGTAAAGCATTTTCATACTTCAGTATTATTGCGAAAAACTTTCTTATATTATATAATAACGGAAACTATAAAAAGTTCAAAAGACACACAAGTGTGGATGACGATGAAATTATATACGAACAAAAAGAGCTTACTGTAACTCCGAAAACAGAAATCAAGAAAAAAGAACTAAACGAATTTATAAGATTAATGATAGATTATTGGGATGAAAACCTTGAAAAGTTTTTTAAAAAACCACAAGAAATTCAAATCGCAGCTGCGGTTGTTGAGATTTTTAGAAGACGTGATTCTATTGAAAACTTTAATAAGAAAGCATTATATTTGTATATAAGAGAAATGACGGATTGCAAAACTCAAAATATAACAAAAGTTGTCAATAAAATGAAAGACACCCAAACAGCTCTACACCGAAAATATTTAGATGAGGGTAGAATTGATTTAGACTGAGTTATTGTAAAAAACATATATACATTCATATTTATATTTTATGGATTCTGACCCTGAAATATTCGAAGGAAAAACTTTTTCGTCACTTGCCCGAGACATATATAGTAATTCTTCGCACAAGAGAGAACAAATAAATCAAATCATCAAAGATTTACACACGATGGTTAAGGATGTTGGTTCCGCCACTGTCGTTGCTCCTATGATAAAAGACTACCTTGATGTTGGAGTTAAAAATGACGATCAACTTATTAAATTATCAGCAGTATTACAACGAGTCATCAACTCAGGATCATCAGAGTCGGATTTTTCAACAGGTGGGTTATCGGATGCAGAAAAAGAAGACCTACTAAATAGTGTAAGGGACGAGTTGTCAGAAACGGTCGAACAAGAAAAGAAAATAACAAAAGAACTCGATTCCCTCAAAGAACAAACAGACGAGGTAGAGAGTTCCGATGGCGTATAGTACATACACTAAAAAAGATGTAACAAGGGAGATATCAACCAATGCGGTTGCCACGTTACGAAGTTTAAAATTAGAAACACCAGACACAGTTCAGTTTTATGAACTAGAACCTGCGGTGGTGTTTGATGTAATTCAAGACGAAAATCACCCAATCTTCAAGGACGGCGGTCAACAACCAAAAGTAGTTGAAACTGAATGGCCAATTGGATACAATAATCCCGAAAAACCAGACTATTCATATATAGGACGAATAAAAGCACGTGCAGTTAATAGCCAACTGCAAACTCCGTGGAGTGAAATTGATTGGTTAACACCCATTGATAGTACAATTAAAGAGTGGCCATTGATAAACGAAATGGTTGTCGTAGTAAAATACTTAGATGGATGGTATTACCATAGAAAAATTAACACAAGAAACTTCATGAATAACTCTGGTGACTATAGATGGGAACGTAGATATGGTCAATCGGGTCCTATCACAAAAACAAAAACACCTGCACTAAAGGGTGCGAGAAATGCGTCTAATATAAATCAAGAATGTAATTCAATACCATCGTTCTTGGGAAGGTATTTTAAAGCAAACACAGAAGTACGTCCACTCAGACACTATGAAGGTGACACAATAATCGAGAGTAGATTTGGTTCAAGTGTTAGATTTGGTTGTTATGAAGATAATCCTACATTTGATATAGGAACATCTGAAGGAGACGGTAAAGATTATTCCGATAATTTGGGAAATCCTATGATTCTGATAAGAAATCGTCAACGACCACTTAAACCACCAACGGATGACGATGTCAGCAACGAAAGAATTTTACAACATACAATATTAGAAGACATCAACAATGATGGTTCTTCAATTCAAATTACATCAGGAAAAACAATTTCAAAATTTAAGCATACACTCGGTGGGTCTAGTGGTTCGTCAGGTTCTAGTTCACCACCAAAAAAGAAAGGTGGATTGGCAGGATTGTCTAATTTATCAAAATCAGAGGTAGGAACAGGCGAAATTAAGAGCATATCAGAACCTAGACTTAATACGACACGAACGAAGGGCAGTGCGACTGACAAAGCAGGAAAAACATACGCAGAAACCGCATATGCACCACAGGTAGCAGCTGCAAACGCAGCTTCAAACTCGGATTTAGGGGGTGCAATGACCGCAAATCTAAGTGCAGCGGTTGGCCCTGAAAACGGAAAGGCGGTGGGTAAAAGGTTTGATGGAATGTCCACAACAACCGCAGCTAAGTTCATAGACACAGGCGCACCCTCACAGGCACTTACAAGTGGTGCATCGGGAAGTGCCGGAATATCTGCTTCGGTGGGATCATCTGGTGCAAGTTCTCAATTCATGTCTTCGGTCGGCCGGGGTGAGTTCACATTAAATCCAACATTTGAGACTGGTATCATAAGTTCAATAAAATCAGGAACCTCGGCCGGAAAAAGTTCATTACTATCATCAAAGTCTGGTCCTGGAATATCTGCGGCCAATGCACTCGGAATTGACATACCCGGTGCAGCTGCTATGGGAATGACACCAAACGATAGTCCTATGTTTAAAATTTTTAAATTAGCATCGTTTGGAATTCAATCAATATGTGCAGGTTTAAAAGGAAAAACTCACGGATCACGCACCGAAAACGAACTTGGTTGGTTGTTATCACTTTCAATAAACTTAGAACTACTTGCAATCCTTGCGGCTATATTTGCAAGACTTCGCAATCTTAAATTCAACTTTGGTCTTCTTGCGGGTTTTGACTTGAATAACCTATTGTTTGATTTATGTGATTGGGTAAACCAGATTGAGTATGGTTCAAGTCTTGCCGACACATTTAAAAGTGAAGCAACAAAAATGCTTAATCCAAAAGAGTTAACCTTGTTCGCAGGAAACAAATTAACTCAAGATGGAAACTATGATACTTACGCAAGAGGAAATCCTGACTTTGATATGCAGTACAAATCATTGATAGGAGACGGTTCTGCCTTGAAAGCAGCTGCTGGTTCGTTCGGACAAACATCCTTATCATTAAATAAAGGTTCATCACAAGTAGCAACTATGTCATTTGACCCAATATCTGGTTTATATAGAGAGACACCAACAATGACATCGGTTTCAGCATCGGCAAGTTTAGAAACAACAATGAATCCTAATATGGGTGCGATTTCATATGACACAAATCCCGAATCGGGCATTCAATTTTCAGGAAACGCAACTTTATCAACCGGTACAACTAATACAACCACAACAACATCTAATGCAGGTGATTCTGAAATAGCTACAACATCACCAACACCAACTGCAAGTCCAACACCAACTACAAGTCCAACACCAACTGCAAGTCCAACCCAACCTGCAAGTACAACCTCAACTCCATCTACCGAAACAGAACCTGAAACTGTTACTCCGACTCCGACTCCACCTGCTACTCCTTCTTCGTCTCAAGTGAAAACATCACAAGGAGAAGTTCCACAAAATCCAGACAAAGTTAAGAATTTCCACAATGGAGAGGAAATATCACGTGAAGATTTAAAGGGTACGCACCTTGAAAATGCAGACATGAATGCGGTGTCACTACTTCATCCAGAAGACTTAGAATCCTTAAAAGACACAAAGCAAGTTAACAAAGATTTGGAAAAAGCAAAAAAAGCAAAAAATAACTCATTTAATAAAACAATGGATTCGGTGGAAAAGAAAGTGAAAGAAGAATCATCAGCAGCGACAGTCATGTTTGGAAAGCAACTACCTCAGTTAGATGGAAACCAAATAGTAATTAATTCTGAACGAATTATTGTTTCCGCAAAAACAAAAGAGATGGTGCATTATGCAAAAGGAAAATATGGAGTGGCAACAGACGATGAAATAACAATGAATTGTATTGATAGGTTTGTAACAGAAACAAAAACACATACTTCGGTTATTTCACCTACAATTCACCTCGGAGCATATATAACAAGAAGACATCCTGTTTTAAAAGGAGATGTAACAACTGCTTGGTTGGGAAGCTTGTGCGGTTGGTTGAGTAGTCATGTGCATCATGACCCATATATTACCACTTCTGCTCCGGCTCAACAAGGAAGTTTAGCAGGTTTAAGGGCAAGATTGCCAACATTATTAAGTACCAGAG